AGATAAGTTACAAACGAATATAAAAATTACAGGTATAATCCACCGCTAAAGAAGTCTGTTGACACGCTTGCTCGTGAAGTTATATCCGGCAAGTGTGGTAACGGGGCTGAGAGGAAGAAGAGGCTGACTAAGGCAGGGTATGATTACAAAGCTGTGCAGAAGAGAGTTAATGAACTGCTCAGAAAACTGAATATGTTTAGTAGATACGCCCATCGGGATTTTTTTTCTCGGTGGGCTATATTTTTTTTGCAGAAAAAAACGGAATAATCAAAGTTTTCAATACACAGCAGTCAGAGGGAAGCTAATTAACGATAAGGGTTGACTTTTTCGGTAGTAAGTGAGGACGATACTTAAAGTCACTCGAAAGGAGACAAAAAGTCATGACAGAAAATCTAAAGGCAAAGATCATACAGCTGCATAAGGCCGGATATGGCTACGGCAAGATCGCCAAGACACTTGATATATCACTAAACACAGTAAAATCCTTCTGCCGACGCAAAAATATTTGTGCAAATGTATCAACTAGATCTCCATTGATACTTTCTGGGGAGATAACCTGCTGCGAAAACTGCGGGAGTGAGATATTGCAGATTGCAAAACGAAAGAAGAAACGTTTTTGCTGTGACAAGTGCAGAAATGCTTGGTGGAACAGCAATCTTGATATTGTAAAACGCAAGGCTTTCTACGAACTTCGTTGTCAGCACTGCGGGAAAATTTTTCACTTCTATGGTGAAAAACGCAGAAAGTACTGCAGCCGAAACTGTTACATCGCAGAGCGTTTCGGGAAAGAGCGTGATACTAATGAATAGCAGTTACCGCTCAAATCTTGAAAGCTATCTCGTTCCTGCATTGCAAGCTAAGAATATGCTTTCGATGGGGATACTGACCCCAAAAGACTACACCATAATTGATACAATGCTGGCAGAGAAATACGGTATATCTTCGTGCAGTATATTTTGCGGGATAGACTTGATTTATGATGGTTTCAGAGGTAATATATCACACAGCAAGGAGGTATCACAATGCAAAGAACAATAACTGTTTTACCAAAAGCACAAAAGTTGGAACAGAAAAAACGAGTTGCGGCTTACGCAAGAGTGTCAAGTGGAAAAGACGCTATGCTCCACTCACTTTCTGCACAGGTCAGCTATTACAGCGAACTCATTCAAAGTCACGCTGACTGGCTGTATGCAGGCGTATATTCTGACGAGGCAAAGACAGGAACTAAATAAGCAAGGTCAGGTTATCAGCATTTGATCGCTGACTGCCGTGCGGGAAAGATAGACTTAGTTATTACAAAGTCCATATCACGATTTGCACGGAACACTGTAACCTTGCTTCAGACAGTCCGCGAGCTGAAAGCTTATGGCGTTGACGTATATTTTGAAGAGCAGAATATCCACACTATGAGCGGTGACGATGAACTGATGATGACGATACTGGCATCTTACGCTCAAGAAGAAAGTCGTTCAGCCAGCGACAATCAGAAATGGCGGATAAAGCGTAATTTTGAATCAGGTATCCCATGGGACGGCACTTTACTGGGATACAAGCTAGCAAACGGACGTTATGTCATCGTACCAAAAGAAGCCGAGACAGTCAGACAGATTTACAGCGAATATCTTTCGGGGTATGGTTATCAATCGATCGCAAATATGCTGAATAAGGAAGGCATTACTTCCCGTTTCGGCGGCAAATGGAATCAATCATCTGTTTCAAGGGTACTTAGCAACTATACATATACAGGCAATTTACTGCTGCAGAAAACATTCCGTGAAAACCATATATCCAAGAAGAAATTTTTCAATATGGGCGAACTGCCTAAATACCACATAGAGGATTCTTACGATGCAATTATTGATATTGATACATTTAAGGCAGTTCAAGAAGAAAAAGCACGGCGTGCAGCAAAATTCATCAAAAAGCCTGTTCCGAAGAAAATATACCCTTTCAGCGGTCTTTTGAAGTGTGAAAACTGTGGCAAGAACTACCGCCGCAAGATAACAAAGTCGGGAGCGGTATGGATATGCGGAACGTTCAATTCTCTTGGCAAAGCTGCTTGTGCGTCAAAGCAAATACCCGAACAAACTTTACTTCAAGTTACAGCTGATGTTTTAGGGAAAGATGAACTCACCCACGAGTTACTTTCAGAGCGAATACAACACATTATGGTATGCAAAGGCAACATCTTGATATTCTGTTTTAATGATGGGTCTGAGATCACACGGATATGGAAAGACCGTTCACGCAGTCGATGTTGGACAGACGAAATGAAAGCAGCCGCCCGTCAGAAAACACTAGAGAGGAGCAAGCACAATGCCTAAGATAACTATGATACCCGCAACGATAGACCCTTTGACGCATATGCCAAGTGTCACGTCACACAAAAAGCGTGTTGCAGGATATGCTCGAGTTTCTACCGACAGTGACGAGCAGTTTACCAGCTACGAAGCACAGGTAGACTATTACACACGATTCATACGTTCCAAGCCTGAATGGGATTTTGTAAAAGTGTACACGGACGAAGGCATTTCCGGCACGAACACCAAGCATCGTGAGGGTTTCAAAGAAATGATAGCTGATGCTCTAGGTGGGAAGATAGATCTTATAGTCACAAAGTCAGTCAGCAGATTTGCACGAAATACCGTTGACAGCCTTGCGACTATACGAAAGCTGAAAGAGAATGGTGTTGAGTACTATTTTGAAAAAAGAAGGCATTTACACCTTTGACGGCAAGGGAGAGCTGCTCATCACAATTATGTCCTCTTTAGCACAGGAAGAAAGCCGAAGTATTTCCGAAAACATCACCTGGGGACAGCGTAAAAGTTTCTCTGACGGAAAGGTACATCTTCCCTACAAAAGATTTCTCGGGTATGAAAAAGGTGAAGATGGGCGACCTGCGATAGTCGAGAAAGAGGCAGCTGTTGTTCGCTTGATATGCAGGCTTTTTCTTGAAGGAAAAACGCAGTCTGGCATTTGCAAATATCTCGAGGAGTTAGGTATCCCATCGCCCGGCGGCAAAGAAAAATGGAGCAAGACCACAGTTACGAGTATTCTTACAAATGAAAAAAATACAAAGGTGATGCACTGCTACAAAAAATCATTTACGTTAGATTTTCTTGAAAAGAAGTTGAAAGTGAACGGAGGCGAAGTTCCTCAGTACTATGTGACGAGCAGTCACCCTGCCATTATTGAGCCTGACGAATGGGACTTAGTACAGGCTGAGATTGCAAGGAGGAAGTCACTAGGCAGGGCTTACAGCGGAAAGAGCGTACTCTCTGCGAAGTTAGTTTGCGAGGACTGCGGCGGGTTCTTCGGTTCAAAGGTATGGCATTCCACAGACTGTTACCGCCGAACCATTTGGCAATGCAACAGCAAGTTCAAAGGTGAAAAACGCTGTCAGACGCCAACAGTAGACACTGAAACCGTGCAGCGGTTATTCATAAAGGCTTACGATCAGATGATGGGGAACAGAAAACAAATTATCGCAGACTGCGAGCTGATGCGTAAAGCTTTGACCGACTTCAAATCACTGGACGATAATATCGAGCGACAGTCGGCAGAAGTTCAGGTAGTTGCCGAGCTTGTAAAGGCTCTTGTCAAGGAAAATGCTTCAACGATTCAGTCACAGGAAACTTACTTGAAAAGATATGAAGATTTGACTAAACGCTATGAGAAAGCAAGGTCAGAATTAGAACGCTTGCAAGATGAACGTACACGCCGAAGTCAGCAGGACAATGCTTTGGTACTTTACATACGCACGCTGAAAAAGCAGCCGACGGTATTAACTGAGTGGGATGATACCATATGGACTGTTATGGTGGAAAAAGCAATCGTTCACAGAGATAAGAGCATTACGTTCGTTTTCCACAACGGGAGTGAGGTCACGGTCGAAGAATAAAGGTGAAAACCACAAGATCACGGAATGGTTGGTCTTGTGGCTTTCTAGTTTCTGACAAAATACACACCCCCCTGCTGAAAATGCACACCCCTAGAACGACATTTCGTTAAAAGGTATAGTGCTCCAAAATGCAAAAGGCTCTGATAAGACCAATTTTAGGTCAGCTCAGAGCCTTTAATCGTTAGATATTGTAGAAAAGCCTTTAAAATCAAAGGTTTACGCATAAAAAAACTGCACACCATTCTGATAACAAGTTGTATCAAAATCAGTGTGCAGTTTTGGTGCGGGTGACAGGACTTGAACCTGCTATAATCAGCGTTCAATGCACGATTTTACGCTATTTTGCATTTTTCGTGTCATGTTTTGTGTCATATACACTTTGAAAATAATCGTCGATAACCTTATCGACACGTTGGCGATCATCATCGAAAGTCTGCTGATAAACTGACCTTAGTGTGCTGGTATTACTCCAACCTCCCCGCTCCATTGCGTATATATCGGGAATATTCAGCTTTGCCATAACACTTGCACTGATGTGTCTCAGGTCATGGAAAGTAATGCAATACCCTGATGACCTTGTGATTTTTACGAGTCTGTCATATATTCGCTTAGGGTTGTATTGTACAACATAGTCATCAGGATTGAGCTCCAATGCGTCAATCAACTCAACAAGCGGCTTGCCAAGTCTTACTTGTCGATTACTCTTATATGTTTTTGCTTGTTTCTTTACTGTCAGCTTATTGCCAACCATAACGCGTACCTGCGACAGTGTTAAGATATCTCCAGCTATATCCTTGCGGCGTATTCCCTGTATCTCTGACATTCGCAATCCGCCCCATACTGCAAGTAACACTGGTATTTCAATATCTGTGCCACGAAACAGTTCAATAATTGTTTCGGCGTCAGGCAAGCTTTTAAACGTTCTAGTTTTTTGTGGCAGGCGTATTTTGCCCAATTTTATATCAACATCATGATAGGTCATTACCGCTGTGAAGAAGCCATATACATTTCTTACAGTTTTTGCGGACCTTACGACAGCAATGCTGTTCACCCAGTCTTGCACCATTTGTGGCGTAATATCATTTAACCGCATATTTGCAAATCTGTCAAAATGGTTCCTGAGTTCCGATTTGTATTCATGTATCGTGGTAGGCGATAGAACAGGTGTTTTAATCTCAATGTATTCCTCTGCAGCTTGCTGAAACGTTCTTTCGTCCTCACTTTGTTGAGTGCTGTTCAGCCACTCTGCCGCCATTAGCTCGGCCTCTTTCTTGGTTTTGGCCGTAAAGGATTTGTACTTCCCTGTTGCTTTGTCATATGCCCTAACACGATAGTTTCCGCTAGGCAGTTTTTTTGCTGTTGCCATGTAAAATTCCTCCTAAACATCTTGACAAAATTTTGATTTTATGCTAAGATAATAGGGTACTACCCTACTGTCCATTTGCTGTGGTTTGTCGGTGTTGTACACGCCCTCACAGGTCGCTCTGTGGGGGCTTTTTTTTATTGTGGGGTCTTTATCCGCCACACACCCTACAAGGCTCGTAGCCTGCGTTCTGGGCGTCCTGCAGGGTCATTGGTGTGCAGGTATCATCGTAGTATCTGCAGGATTTGCAGTGATACTTGTCACCCGAAGCCGTGATATATACTATCGTTTCGGCTGGATCCTGTGCGGTAGTTGTCACAGGAATTGCTTCGGTGGTGGTTTCAGGCTCTGCGGTGGTGGTAGTAGTTGTTGTGGTGGTAGTGGCTTTTTCGCCCATGTCAACCGTGATTGTTATAGGGTCAGATGTCACACCGTCATATGTGGCGGTCACGTCTGCAAAGCCGTCTTTGAGGGGTATCACGGCATATGTGATGTAGTATGTTGATTTTTTCAGATATGTTATCTGGCAGACATCTGAATTGCTATTGACAACCTTCACGTCTTTTGGGTCGATATCTTTCGCACGTTTTTCACCTTTGATTTTTAAATCAATTTCAAAATCTTTGTCATATCCTGTCATTGTGACCGAATATTCATTTTTCTGCCATTCCACAGTGGTGGGGCGTTTATAGCCCAGTAGTCGTGATATGCCCACAACTATGACCGATATAGCGCAGAACGCAACTATCATCATCAGACAGCCACCTTTTGACGTACCTCCTGCTTTACGGCCGTGAGAACTACGGCTTGACGATTTCCTGCCGCCCGACGTTGATACATATGATAGCCCCGTTCCAGGTATACCGAAAGACTTTGTGCGCCGTCCTGAGCTGTTGACAGAGTATCTTGCACCCTTTCCACCGACGCTCATGCCGACTGATTTTTTATTGATGTTCAGCTTCGTACTGTTGCCAAGTTTGATTGATTTTCTAAAACGTAATCCCATGCTTATGCTCCTTCTTCTATGTAGTACAAAAATGCGGACAGGTTTAAATTTCCTATTGACAATCGTCGTGATATAGGATATACTAGATACATCGAACAAATGTTCTGTAATAATTATATCAGCTTTGGGTATGCTAACCCCGAGGTGATATAAAATGCCACTCTACGAAATTAAACTGAAAGAATTGCGAAAGAGAGCACGTCTGACTCTCGTTGAGCTTGCGGAAAGAACAGGTGTTAGCAAATCCGCCTTGTCGAAAATCGAAACAGGTGAAAGTGTACCAAGAATAGACACCATAGTGCTTTTGGTAATTTTCTTCAAATGCGAACTTGCAGATTTGGTTGTAATTCACAAATAAATTCCTGTTTAGTGGAATTTTATTGCCAATATATTGGTCTTATTGTATTATTATGTGAAAAGGGAAAGGAATGGTCTAATATGAAGATAACAGACGAAGAGCTAGAAATGATTGAAAAGCTGAGATCCTTATCCCCTGACGGGTTAGAAAAGGCGCTAAACAAATTAGTTGAACTCGCCAAGGAACAAGGAGAGGATCTAAAGCAAAAACAAACAAAAGATACATAGTTCTGAGCTAACTCATTTGAGTTGGCTTTTTTATTTAAAGTTGAATGTTTACGGTTTCAGAGTCAAAGCTATCTGTCCAATCATCAGAGTTAAAAATACTAAAATTAAACTCTAACGTTTGCAAATCTGTTGCTGAGATTGAGTTATCTTCCAATGACCAATTTTCTATTATTATAGTGTCGTTAGCTTTCTTACCGGCGTTTACATCTGTTGACATTGAAGTTTCAATCATAAATCCATTGACAGAAAAATTACGCACCTGTACAGTATAATTTTTATCAGTGTTGTTTTCAATTAACAACTTAACTTCTGGTCCGAATATTCCGTCACTATAGTCCATTCCCTTAAACGTGATTTTTATTCCGTTGCTATCTATTAGCACCTGCTCTTTTGTTTCTTTAGCAGTAGTGGTGGTAGTTTCTTCTGTAGTTGTGACAGTAGTGGTTGTTGTTTGCTCTGTTGTGGTAGTGATATCTGCTGATGTTGTGGTTGTGGTTGTAGTTTCTTCACTCGGCGTAGTTGCAACTGTAGTAGTTTCGGTTGCAGTTGAGGTTGTGGTTGACGTTGTCGTACTGTTATTATTCTCTCCACTGTCACTGCAAGCTGTCATACCTAACGCCATTGTAAGTGTAACTATCCCTGTTATAATTTTTTTCATAATATCTCCTCCTAATTTTTTTTAATTAATTGCAATTCCGATAGCAATAGTTGCTATAATGCCTACTATAAGTAGCACTATTGCGGCAATTTGCTCATTTTTATTCTTGCGAAGATCACGTTTATAAATGTATTCTTCGTAATTTGCCCCGTCTTCTCTGATGTGTCTTTCCTGCACTTTTAAAATTACCATTGTCAACGTAAACGCCGCAACAATGATAAGCAACACAAGTATTGTTTGGAGCATAACTACACCTCCCATTTAAAGTGAATTTAAAAACTTCTTGAAAATTTCCCTTTTCTCGTCTGAAAGACTTCTGATTAATTCAATAATTTTTATTTCCTCTGCGGACAGCTCAATGCCTGCAGAGGTTTTTTCTTTGCCTGTTAAAAGATAATCGGTAGAAACGCCAAAATAATTAGCAATTAACTGTAGTGTTTCTGCATTAGGTACACTGCCACGCTTTTCCCAATTGACAAAAGAGTTTTTACTAAGCTTTAAATCTGTAAGCATTTTGTTCTTGCTTATTCCCTTTTCGTGAAGCAATTCTGTTAATGTACTTATAAATTCATTCATTTTTATGACCGCCTTGTAAATTATGTAACAAATGAACAAATATAACGGTCTTATTTTGTAATATACGCCAATATTTCATCAAATGATGAAATAAGCCTTGACATTCCTCAATTGATGAAATATAATAAGTTTGTAAAAGAAATTATACAAAAAAGACAACACAAAACCAAGCCATATTGAAAGTCCCAATTTTCAAAATAGCTCGTTTATATTATATTTGGTCGCACTTATATAATAGCTCAATTTGCCTTGTTTGTCAAGGTTCTTTTACAAAATTTATGTGTTTTGGAGGTGAACAAAGTTTGAAAATTAACAGCATTGAGTATGTGTTGGCAAGATACTTTGAGAAAGATTTCTTAATTGCAATGAGGGATATCCCTATCATTGTTTCGGGCAAGCAAGGCGCAACTGGTAAAACAACGGTGTGCAATATTCTAAAGAAGCATGGATACACCGCTTTTGAAGAATGGCAGCTTAAAAACCCTGAAACTGACGAACAGAAAGCTCTTGCTAACAGGTTGAAAGATGAAAATGAAATCTTCATTTTGTTAAAACTCAACAAGCCAATATCGGAGGTGATAAAGTGAACTATCAGAATTTCGTTGCAAAAGTCTATGCAGAACTTAAGCTCCGCCGCATGACGAGAAAGGATCTCGCTAAACTGACAGGTTACAGCGAGAACACAATAAACGTGTTCATGAGTAACACAGATAGCCGAGATCGCTCAGATAACGTGGCGAAAGCTATTTCAGCGGCTCTACACATAGAGCTTTAGAGAGGAGAGGGAGAACAATGTACGGCAAGCTTATTGTCCACTATTGTCAGGACAAGCACATAACTTACAAGGAATTTGCTAAGCTGTGTGGCGTAAACGTGAGAAGTATTTATCGTTGGATAAACGGCTCAACGATAAAGGACAAGGCAACGGAACTCAAGCTTTGTGAACTTCTCGGTGTTGAGATACCACAAGCAAAAGAAATCTTTGACGACACATCAGACACATTTTATATCTTCCCTGAGGAAAAGCAACCGACAAAGGTCATTCAGATCGGTGAAGATTATTACACAATGCTCCGTGAACTTGCATTCAAAAGCAAAACGTCACTGAGATATGTTGCGGAAATGTGCATAGACTTTGCTGCGGCAAGATACAGAGGGTGATGTTAATGCCAGCAAAGAAAATAACAGCAGATGATGTGATGTCACGAGTGTTTAAATCTGCAAGAGCCGAGAAAGGTCTCACGCAGGCAAAGATCGCAAAACGGCTGAGCATGACACAGACAGCCGTGAGCAGGTGGGAACGGCAGTTCGGCACCATGAATGCTGAACAAATCGTAACGTACTGCAGGATAATCGGGGCGAAACCCGAAGAAATTTTTGCGGAGTACTGCAGAGAAAGGAGTGTAAAGAAATGAACAGTCTAATAGCAGAACTGGAAATTATCAGACATGTGTCAGCCATAGCGTTGTGTGTGGCACTTTTCGCACTGGCGGTATATGGTCTGTATCGAAACATCAAAGAAACCGCAGAAGACACAGTTCGTGAGGAGCTGGAGCAGGCGATCAAGGAAGCTTCAAAACCTGTGGTCAAGGTGGAAATTTCCGCAAAGGGTAGGTGGTAAAGTGTCGGATAGTATGTTTATAGCCTGCATGATAGGCGCAACGATCGTGATACTGACAGTTTTCTACGCTGTAATACTGTTCATAGCATGCATTATAGACCAGCACAAATGGGAACATGGACACGGCTGTAATGATGATAGTGACGACGAAAACAGCGACGGCAGAGTTTAGATTCGCAATGCAACGGATTTGCTATGAATAGCATTGGCTACGGCAAAGTGAACCTGTGAACGGCCGCGAAATGCGAAGGTGTTGATTTGAACAGCAAAGCAACGGCCTAGCGTCGATAAGCAACGACTCGCAAAGGCAAAGTACAGCGTCGATTTGCTGGGCAACGGCACAGCATTGATTGACATAGATTCGCAACGGCTAAGAATAGCTATGATTCGCAAGGGCACTGCACAGCCACGCAAAGGCCTGGCAAAATATTGCGTAGCTAGGGCTAGGTATGCACAGCACCGTTTAGATAAGCGAAGGCAAAGCTAAGTTCCGACAAGCAAAGGCGAGGCGAAGTTTTGACACGCAACGAGAGGCAAAGGCATAGCAGGGTGCAGATTGGCGGTGCCATGCAAAGGAAATGCAATTCGTGGAAACGCAATTCGATGAAACGCAATGGCCTGGCAAAGGATTGACACGCTATGGCAAGGCAAAAGTGATGTGGCGACAAGCATAGCAAAGGAATAGCATTGATTGGCTAAGGCATTGAACAGCATAGCGACGCAAGGGCATAGCAGTGATTAGCAAAGGAACTGCAGTGACTAGCAAAGGCGTAGTTTGGCACAGTATGGCGTCGAAAAGCAAGAAAAAACAAATTTAACATTTAACGGAGGTCAAAAGACATGAGCATGAAAAAAATCAAGGTAAAACTGACGTTCACCGAAGAGATTTTGGGAACGACAAACGCAACAACCACAATCCACGATGAGTACATCGCATCGAAAGCCCCTGACGCAAAGAGCCGTGAGGAAGAAATAGCCGCACTTGGTGTAGCGGAAGTGGTCGAAAAATCTATGACGGTATTCCCGACACTGGAAGACGGCACACCATTTCTATGGGATTATCAAGTCAAAGGATTTTTCAAGGACGCTTGCGGTGTTCTGAAAAAGGTATCAGGCACGGCTAGTTCAAAAATCAAAGCGTACAAGAAAGAGATTGACGGACTTATCTTCGTTGAGGAACGCAAGATACCATACAAATTCAAGGGCGGTATGGGTGAATGTCAACGGCCATTGAGGGCAAGCACACCACAGGGCGAACGTGTTGCACTGGCACATTCCGAAACAGTTCCTTCAGGGGCGACAGTCGAGTTCACTATCGATATTTTAAAAGACGATATGGAAACAGCCGTAAGAGAGTGGCTGGACTACGGCAGGCTGAGAGGTATCGGCCAGTGGCGTAACAGCGGTAAAGGCCGATTTGAATGGGAGGAAATCGAGAATGAATAAGAAATTCACAAGCGAAGATATCATAAAGGTGACTAAATGCTGTATAGTAGACAACTGTGTATCATGCCCGCTTGCAGGACATGGCAATTGCATCACTGATTTCATGAATCATATTCTCGAATACATGAAAAATGAGCCTGCACCTGCGGCAATGGGCACAAGCTCGGAGGTATCTGTAAAAGAAGATACCGATAACATACACTTTGATAATAGCGTAAAAACGCAGATTTGTCAAGAAGCTCAAAAGGCTTACAAGGCTTGCGAGCTGATACTGGACATTTACGAACGTATGGAAGATGAAGAACAGAAAGCCTTTGACATGGGACAGTCATATCGGGCAATGCTTGAGGTGAAAGAGGAGCTTACGAGGATAGGAAACGGCGGTGACGGCAATGGATAAGAAATTCACGGACGAGGAAATTGTAAAGGCGGCGAAGCATTGCATAACAAATGATGAATGCGATAACTGCCCGTTTGTGCACGAACTCCAGCCTTGCGAATTTTTCTTCGCACAATACATAGCTGATAATACCAAGCACGCCCACATGCAAGACGCCCTGAACGATTTTGAACGCTACATCAGCCCATTGTTCACCGCTGACCAGCGCATGGCGTATGACGTCGGCAAGAGCTATCAGGCGTTGAAGCAACTCACGGAGCTGGCAGGCGAGCATAGTGACTAACTACTCTTGCCTTGATTGCAAGCACCTGAAAGGTTGTTTGGAGAGTAGCAGGCGCTATCCCTGCAAAGATTTCAAGCTGGCAGAGCCAGCGATATTGGAAAGGAGAGGTCGAAATGACAGCAATCGAAAAGTTGAACAGCATAATCACAAGCGTTGATACTCTTGCACAAGTAGCCGATGATTGCAACTTCCCTGCTGTCAGAGCAATATACAATGCAACCGCAAGCGGACGTATTGAACTTTTCGCACGCGATGACGATTTCAAGGCACTTGCAGATGCAGTATATTCGCCACTGCACACTGTTACATCATACAACCATATTGGTGATGATGTTTACAAAACAACCGAGATGTGGTTTTGCTACAAAGACCACATATTCACAATGATAAGAGAGGAGAAATATAATGGATGAAATCATCGACATAAATCAGGCAGAAATCAGGCAGATACCTACGCAGACACAGACACAGCTCGCATCGCATACTGACACGGGAATTATCTCAGACTTCCGCCAGTATTTCAAAATGGCAAGCGAACTGTGCAAAGCGGACATCATACCGCAGGCGTACAAGGGCAAGGTCGCTGATACCGCAATAGCCATTGACATGGCTAACCGCATGGGCGTAAGCCCGATGATGGTCATGCAATCAATGTACGTGGTCAAAGGCAAGCCAAGCTGGAGCGGGCAAGCTTGCCTGAGCTTTATCCGAGCAAAATTTACAGACGTAAAGGTGATTTACGTCGGCACAAAAGGTACTGACGACAGAGGTTGTTACGTCAAGGCAACTGACAAAGACGGAGATGTGCTTGAGGGAACGACAGTGACAATGGCAATGGCAAAAGCAGAGGGCTGGACTTCCAATTCAAAATGGAGAAATATGCCCGAACAGATGTTAGCCTATCGTGCAGCATCCTTTTTTGCGAGGGTTCACTGCCCTGAAACACTTATGGGTGTGCAGGTCGAAGGCGAAGTTGAGGACTCAAAGCCTGCGGTAAGAGAAGTGGAGGATGTACTGTAAATGAAAACAACTAAAATTCATATAAAAAATCTGTTCGGCATTTCTGAAACAGAACTTGACGGACGTTCGATAGAAGTCACCGGCTCAAACGGCGTAGGTAAGACATCTATAATCGACAGCATAAAGTACGCTCTCACCAATGACAGCAGCCGTGATTATGTCATTAAGAACGGCGAAAGCGAAGGTGAAATCTTCATTGAGACCGACACAGGTCTCACAATTGACCGCAAAAAACGTGTCAATCAAGCAGACTATAAGAACATCAGACAAGACGGCAAACCTGTTCAAAGCCCCGAAGCATTTGTCAGAGAGCTGTTCACGCCACTGCAGATTGACCCTGTTAAGTTTACACAGATGTCAAGGCAGGAGCAGAACAGAATTATTCTTGACCTCATTGAGTTCGATTGGGATTTGAACTGGATTAAGGAGAAATTTGGTGAAATTCCGCAGGGTGTTGATTATCAGCAGAATATATTGCAGGTCCTGAACGATATCCAGTCCGAAAAGGGCGTTTACTTCCAGACAAGACAGGATATCAACAGAGAAATACGCAACAAAACAGCGTTTATATCTGATATCGCAAAGGATATCCCGCAGGGCTTCCAGGCTGAAAAGTGGGAAGCATATGACCTATCCGAAGCCTATACGAAGATAACAAAGGCGCAGGAATACAACTCTCGCATCGAGAGGGCGAAGCTGTTTAAAGATAGCTATGACAACAAAGTCAGAGGTTATCAGGCTGAAATGGAAATAGCAGTAAGCAATCTGAAATCTGCTATCACAGTAGAGCGTGAGCAGCTGACAAGCCAAATCGAACGCAAGAAAGCCGAAATCAAGGCGGCTGAGGACAAGCTCAACTCGCTTTCGGACAAGATAGCAGACAAGACAAAGATTTTTGAAAGCGAGTACAGAGAAAAGGTCGCAAAGCTTGACAGCGATATCAAGGTAGCCGATGAATACACAGGCAAGCAGCTTGTTGACATATCTGCAATGCAAGCTGAGGTCAAGACAGCTGAGGAAATGAAGAAGCACCTCAACGAATACAAACGTATGAAATCAATGCAGAACGAACTTGAAACGCTTGAAGAACATTCTAAGGCACTCACAAGCAAGATTGAGCTTGCAAGAGAGCTTCCAGGCGAGATACTAAAGACAGCAACAATACCTGTTAAGGGGTTGACAGTTAAAGACGGCATACCTCTCATAAATGGACTTCCCGTCAGCAATCTGTCAGAGGGCGAACAGTTACAACTTTGCGTCGATGTTGCCCTCAGCAAGCCTAACAGCCTACAGATAATTCTGATTGATGGAGCTGAGAAGCTTTCCAAAAAGAACAGGCTTGCACTTTATGAAAAGTGCAAGGAAAAGGGCTTGCAGTTTATCGCAACTCGCACAACAGACAGCGATGATCTGGAGGTGACTTATCTGTGATACAACTGACAAGTGAAAATTACTTCTCCCAGCAGGCAAACCTTGAGTACATGAGCTGCTCACAGTTCAAGAGTTTCTGTGACTGTGAGGAAAGGACACTTGCGGACATTGCAGGTGATTACAAGCGTGACAGTTCAACTGCTCTGCTCGTAGGCTCATACGTTGACGCTCACTTTGAGGGAACGCTTGACGTTTTCAAGGCTCAGCACCCGGAACTGTTTAAACGCGACGGAACGCTTAAAGCTGATTATGTACAGGCTGAGAGTATTATCCAGCGTGTGGAGAATGACAAGCTGTTCATGAAGTATATGGCAGGCGAAAAGCAGGTCATTATGACGGGTAAAATCGCAGATGTGCCATACAAGATAAAGATAGACAGCTATCACCCCAACAAGGCAATCGTTGACCTAAAGGTCGTCAAGGACTTTGAGAAACTTTGGAACGATGCTGAGAAGCAGAAACAGAGCTTCATACGATACTGGGGATATGACATTCAGGGAGCTATCTATCAGGAAATAGTTCGTCAGAATACAGGCAAAAAGTTGCCGTTCTTCATAGCCGCCGCAACAAAAGAAAAACACACAGATTTTAACGTGTTCGCTGTTCCGCAGGAATGGCTTGACGAAAAACTTGCGTTTGTCGAGGAACGCACACCACACTTTGCTAAGCTGAAAACAGTCGAGGAACCAGCCGAAAGGTGTGAGAGGTGTGATTGGTGCAAGGACACCAAGATACTTGACCGAATAATTGACGCAAGAGATTTGGAGAACAATAATGCTTAACAAAGTTATTTTAATGGGTAGAATTACCCGGGAGCTTGAACTCAAGCAAACAACAAACGGAACAGCAGTGCTGTCATTTAACGTCGCTGTTGACAGGAACTACAACAAGCAGGGAGAAGAGAAACAAACTGACTTTATCACCTGCGTTGCATGGAGAAAGACTGCTGAATTTATCAATAACTATTTCGGCAAGGGTAGAATGATAGCCCTTGAGGGACAGCTGAGAAGCCGTACATATGATGATAAAAACGGGACAAAGCACTATGTGACAGAGGTTTACGTTGATAACGTTTCATTCACAGGTGAACCAAAGCAGGGCGGAAACAGTTCAGCTCCATCACAGAGCGCACCACAGCAGAATACACCGCCACAAAATCAGCCTGCACCAAGTCAGAATAGCTCACCTGTAACGCAGAGCCTTGGCATTGACGGATTTGAGGAAATATTCAATGGCGACGACGTGCCGTTCTGATGTGAAAACAATGCTAACTTTAAGAAACTATCAAAACAAAATTATTAATGAAGTAAGGAGGCTTATGAGTACAGGGCGAAAGCGCATTTGCGCAGTTGCGCCCTGTGGTTAGGCTCTGGCAAGACAGCCATATTCGCATATATGGCTGACAAGTCGCAGGACAAGGGCAACACAGTGTGGTTTTTGGTACACAGAAAAGAACTGCTCGATCAAACCATAGCAACATTTGACCGCTTTGGTATTCAGCGCAACACAATTCTTGTGGGCATGGTCGCTACACTTGCGAATGCTCTTGACAAGCACCCAGAACAGTACAAAACACCCGACTTCATTGTCATTGACGAGTGCCACCATATAACGGCTAGGACGTATCAAAGAATACTTGAACGCTTTCCAAGGGCATTCGTAGTTGGGCTGACCGCAACACCAAGCAGACTTGACGGCAAGCCACTTAAAGATTGCTTTGACGATATGGTGGTAGGCATTACCGCCAAAGAGCTTATTGCTCAGGGATATTTATCGCCTTATAGATACTTCGCACCGAGCGTAGCTGACCTATCGGCACTCAAACGCAAGGGCAAGGACTTTGACCCACAGCAAGCAGCTGAGCTACTTTCCACGAGAGCGGTGTTCGGCGATGTTATAGCGAACTATCGCAAATATGCCGACGGGCTTCAAACGATATGCTATTGTTCTTCCGTTAAGCACTCTGAGAGCGTTGCAGAAGCGTTCAGAGCGGTTGGAATTAATGCTGTACACTTTGACGGCAATACACCTAAGAGCGAGCGAGAACGCATTACAGACGATTTCAGGACAGGAAAAATAAAAATCCTTTGCAACGTTGATTTGATATCAGAGGGCTTCGATTGCCCTGACTGCGAGTGTTGCATACTGTTAAGACCGACAATGAGCTTAACGCTGTTTATCCAACAATCTATGCGGTGTATGCGCCCGAAAGAGGGCAAGACGGCAATAATTCTCGATCACGTCAACAACTACAAGCGACACGGCTTGCCTGATGATGACAGAGAGTGGAGTTTAAACAGCGTTCCAAAACCTGAAAAGGAATATAACGCAGACGGCACGCTACAGATACGGCAGTGTTCAAAATGCTTTGCTACGTATAGACCGACATCTGCAAAAAAATGTCCGTATTGTGGAGCGGCTGAGGAACTGACAAGACAGGAAATAAAAAATATCAAGCAGATAGAGCTTGAAGAAATAAAGGAAAGCAAGCGCAAAGAAGCAGACGACAAGGTCAAGGAATACAAATCCGCCAAGGATTGCAAGACGCTTCAAGAACTGTTTGCGTTTGCAAAAATGAGAGGATATAAGACACAATGGGCATATGTCCAAGCAAAACAGAGAGGATGGTTTAAATGATGAGAGGTAGCCAGGCAATTGGTATTGACACCAATCCTGTAAATTCAATTGCAATTACGCTTGCTAATGCCAACGTAAATTCGCTCAAGGCAATTGATATTATCATTAGCGAGATCATAAAAGAAGCACACATCAATCAGTATGACGTTCCGTTCTGGATACTGGCATTTGAAATGCTTACCAATACATTCAAGGAAACACTGAGCGAAGATATGCTCAAGGTGTATGAAGAGGCTAAGGGACACTTCTCATACTCTGCTATTACTATGGGAGAGCCTAGAAATGAGTAAGTCAGAACACGAGATACAGAACGAAATCCGCCTTGCGTTATCTTCAAAAGATAGCATTGTATTCAGAACAAACGCAGGCACATTCTATCAGGGGAAAATGGTTTACTCAAAAGAGTTTAAATCAATGGTGCTTCTCAGCCCTCGCAGGGTTGACGGACTTCCTAAAGGCTTTTCTGATTTAGTGTGCTTTGCAAAAGGTGGAAAAACGGCATTCATAGAGTGTAAGAATGCCGACGGAAAACTGAGAGAAGAACAGAAAATATTTATTGACCGTATGCGTGACCTCGGCTTTGTTGCCGGGGTCGCAAGGTCCGCTGAGGAGGCGAAACTACTATGCCAACAACAGAACAAAGATTAAAACAAATCGAGATCGTTGCTTTGAAAGAAGAGGGCGATTTGCCAGAAAATATGTCAATGTCGGAAAATATGTTCTATGAGGAAATGCACTGCTTGTATGCTAGATACAAAATGAGTTGTCTTGTAAGCAAGCTCCCTGCTGATATACAGAACAAAGTCCCTGTCGTGACAAAAGACGAAGCTTCGGTATTAAAGAAGAAATACCTTGCAGGTGTTAAGAATATGCAGATGTGGGAAGATATCTTCAAGACAGAGATACACATTGCAAACGAGATAAACAAGGTTATTTCTCCCACATCAGAGCTGAGCGGAATGACAAAGGAACAGCTGCTAGACAAGACTATACGAATGATAGGCGTTATCCAGGGACTTATGAATGCTGATGACAGAATTCCGAAGTTTCTGGAAGGTCTAAGAGGAGATACGGCAAAATGAGAACGAGAACAGGAAGATGCAAGAAGACAAGCAAGTGCATATATGCGACTGAAATATATGGTGAGAAGTGTTGCGGATATTTGCTTGCAACGGGTGAGAAAAGAAACTGCCCGCCTGATAACTGCAACAAGTTCAAGAGCGTAAAACAGTTTGAAAGGAGATTAGATAGGTGAAATACTTAGATTTTCTGAAATCTAAAATGGCTATTGCTACCGACAGCGGTTTTGACGTTCCGGACAAGAAAATAAACACGTCACTCAAGCCCCACCAGCGTGACATTGTTAAGTGGGCTGTAAGAGGTGGCAAGCGTGCTGTGTTTGCCAAGTTCGGACTAGGCAAGTCGGTTATACAGCTGGAATGGTGTACACAGGTCATAACTCATGAGGGCGGAAAAGCCCTCATAATATGCCCTCTGGGCGTTAAGCAAGAGTTTGTTCATGACGCTGTTGAGATACTTGGCTATGACGCACCTACATATGTTAAAACCATGGCAGAGGTGAGGTCGTGTTCGGCTGATATCATGATAACGAACTACGAGAGAGTTCGTGACGGAGATATCGATGTAAAGTATTTCACTGCTACTTCCCTTGACGAAGCTGCTGTATTGAGAAGTTTCGGCAGCAAAACCTATCAAGAATTTCTGAAGAAGTTCAACGGCGTTCCATATAAGCTTGTGGCAACCGCAACGCCTGATCCTAACAAATTCAAAGAACTTATCCATTACGCTGGATATCTTGAAATCATGGACACAGGGCAGGCTCTGACGCGCTTCTTTCAGCGTGACAGCACAAAGGCTAACAACTTGACGTTGTACCCTCACAAGGAAGAAGAGTTTTGGCTATGGGTAAGCTCATGGGCTGTATTTGTTTCAAAGCCGTCAGATGTCAACCCCACATATTCTGACGAGGGATATGATTTGCCTGAGCTAAAAATCAACTATCACAGACTTGCAGTTTGCAAAGACGAGTTGTCAGTCGATAAGTTCGGTCAGAGCAAACTGTTCGATGAAGCTACCGCTAGCTTGCAAGACGAAGCAAAGATAAAGCGTGAAAGTATATCTCAGCGTGTTGCAGAAGCAGCTAAAATAATAGCTGAAAATCCAGAGGATAGCTTTATTATCTGGCATGACCTTGAAGAAGAACGCCACGAGATAAAGCGACAGATACCAAATGTTGTTGATATCTATGGTTCTATGGATATCGACTTGCGAGAACGAAGAGTTATCGACTTTGCTAACGGCAAAATAAAGCTGTTTGCGACAAAGAAGATACTTTCCGGAAGTGGCTGTAACTTTCAGAAACATTGTCACAGGGCAATATTTATCGGTATCGACTACAAGTTTAATGACTTCATTCAGGCTGTTCACCGCATATATAGGTTTCTGCAAACTGATGAAGTGACAATCGACATAATCTACATGGACGAAGAAGACGAGATAAAAAAACAGCTGCTCGACAAATGGAAACGTTTCGACTATCAATCTGAGAAAATGGCTGAGATAGTTCGCAAAAACGGCTTGTCAAGTGTCGACAACATCTCCGACAAAATGAAAAGAAGCATAGGAGTGAAAAGAGTGGTAGTAGAGGGCAATCACTACAAATACATAAACAATGACTGCATATGGGAACTTGAACAAATGCCTGACAACAGCGTTGACGAGATAGTAACCTCAATCCCATTTGGTAATCATTACGAGTACACGCCCAGCTACAATGACCTTGGGCACAACGAGGATAATGACAGATTCTTTGAGCAAATGGACTATTTGACGCCTAATCTACTGAGAGTGCTGAGACCTGGCAGAGTAGCTTGCATACACGTTAAGGACAGAATTTTATTTGGTAATGCAACAGGCGACGGAATGCCGACTGTTGACCCGTTCAGTGACTTGACTGTTATGCACTACATGAAACACGGCTTCCGCTATATGGGCAGAATTACAATTACAACTGACGTTGTTCGTGAGAACAATCAGACATATCGCCTTGGTTGGACAGAACAGTGCAAGGATGGTTCAAAAATGGGAGTGGGTTGTCCAGAGTATGTCCTGCTCTTTAGAAAGCTCCCTACAGATACAAGCAAGGCTTATGCAGACACGCCTGTTACAAAGAGCAAAGCTGATTACAGCAGAGGACGTTGGCAGATTGACGCTCATGCTTACTGGAGATCCAGCGGTGATAGGCTTGTGACAAAGGACGAACTAAAAGAAGTTTCGGTGAACAAGCTTCAAAAGGTATACACGCAGTTTTCAAAGAGCAATGTTTACAACTATGACGAACACGTTGCCCTGGCAGAAAAGCTTGACAAGGAAAACAAATTACCAGCGTCGTTTATGGTAATCGCCCCTGCGAGCTGGAACGATACAGTCTGGGACGATATCAACCGAATGAGGACGCTCAATGCTGAACAGCATAGACGTGATATGCAAATGCACGTTTGTCCTTTACAGCTCGATATAATCGAACGCCTTATCACTAGGTACTCCAATGAGGGCGATGTTGTGCTTGACCCATTCGGTGGAATAGGTTCAACTCCTATGACTGCAATTAAAATGGGGCGATATGGAATAGGCATTGAGCTTAACCCTGATTATTTCCGTGACGGCGTAGGATACTGCAAAGCGGAAGAGGATAAGATTGACGTGCCAACGTTGTTTGATTTTATGGATAATAAAGAAAAAACCGCCCCGTAGGGCGGCATAAGATTATATTTGACGGTGTTTTTTAAAAAATGTGTAAAAGCCAACGGCAATCGATACTATGAGCAGACCACCAAGGACAGGGACGGAATCAACGAGTTTCACAAAGGCAAATGCAAAAATCTTAATCGCTGACCGCAAGGGCTGCAGCAGCTGTAACATTTTATCACTCCTTTCTTGAAATTTTCTACATTATATCACCATAGGATATGATTGTCAATGGGCATAACAAACAAAACGCAGGACTTTCACACATTGAACACAAAAGGAGGAACGTATGAGTAAAATAAAAATATTTAAAGAAATCCTCACAGCAGTTGGCATATGGTCTTTGGTCGGTCTAGCATGGCAAATACTTGAGATTTTAATGTATGGAGAAGTACAACCACGAAGTGTAGACACAATCGTTACAGCTGTACTGAGTCTATCTATATATATAAACTTAGAGATGTTGGAGTGATAACATGGGTAACAACAAATTCTGCACAAGTTGTAAATATTTTAACAGATCACCCGACAACTGCGGCAGGAAGAACGGAAAATATGGGCTGTGCAAATATGGCGTGAGACAGGGACTTTGTCCGAGGATAATCAGTTATCAGCACCCTGTCTGTGAAGTATTCAAGGACAAGATAGAGGCTGTGAAATGCAGTGCTGCTACAACACTTTGTTGGTACTGCAAACACGCAGTGCCAAAGAGCGACAAGCTGACAGGTGAGCAGATAACAGGGTGCAGTTGGTCGATAGACAGACAGCCTGTTGTCGGTTGGAAAACGCACTGTCATAGGGTTTACAAGGGGCAGAAAGGCACGTTGCATTCTTACACTGTAACTGAGTGCCCTGAGTTTGAGGAGGGATAACATGAAGGTATTAATAGCGTGTGAAGAATCGCAAGAGGTCTGCAAGGCATTTCGTGCAAAAGGTCACGAAGCGTACAGCTGCGACATTCAGATGTGTTCAGGCGATCACCCTGAGTGGCATATATTAGGTGATGCTCTGACCGTTATCAACGGCAATGCAAACTTCACAACTTGCGACGGACAGGCACATACGGTAGACAAATGGGATTTGCTGATAGCTCATCCGCCGTGTACGTATCTTAGCAACGCGGGAGCAGCACGGTTGTACAAAAAAATTAATGAAAAAAGATACATTGATTTTGAAAGATTTGAAAATGGACAAGACGCAAAAGAATTTTTCCTGAAATTTATTCATGCACCTGTTGAAAAAATAGCTGTTGAAAATCCAATCCCGTCTGGAGTATATCGGTTGCCGAAATATACGCAGACTATACAGCCATATGAATATGGACACCCATACAGCAAAAAAACGTGTTTGTGGCTGAAAAATCTGCCTAAATTGACACCGACAAACGTTGTTAAACCCATATGTTCATGGGTATCAGGCGGTAGCAAAAAGGCGGACGGCACTGCACGCACAAACTGCGGAATGCCGTTTCGTGACAGCAAGACAAAATCCAAAACATTTTCAGGCATAGCACAAGCAATGGCTGAACAATGGGGAACTGAGGAGGGATAACATGACAAAAATCAAACCCGAATACATTTTTCCACTGTTGCTGATTTTGCTGGACGTGGGAGCAGCGGTTATATACGCCGTGCAGAAGGACTACAAAAAAGCCGTCTACTGGTTAGCGGCGGCAGTGTTAAATGTGACAGTAACTTTTTAGGAGGCTATATGGATAGTGCAAAAGAACAAAAGGCTATCGAACGTCTGAAAGCGTTTGAACCTGCGGACGGATATTATCTAGCATATAGTGGTGGAAAAGATAGTGACTGTATCAAAATTTTGGCACAACTCGCAGGCGTTAAATATGATGCTGTACATAATTTGACAACAGTTGATGCACCCGAAACTGTTAGATATGTTCAATCTCAGCCAGATGTAAAAATAGACAAAGCGTATGACAAGAACGGCAATCATGTTACAATGTGGAATTTGATTGTTAAAAAGCTTATACCTCCGACACGCCTTGCAAGATACTGCTGCAGCGAATTAAAGGAACGTGGCGGGACAGGACGTGTTGTTGTTACTGGCGTTAGGTGGTCTGAAAGTCAGCGCCGCAAAGAAACGGCTGATGTTATAAAAATTATCGGCAAGCCGAAAACTACAATGAAAACTGCTGATGAAATAGGCATAGAGTATCAACAAACGTATCAGGGCGGAATCATTTTTAATGATGATAACCACAAAAATCGTAGGTTGGTTGAACACTGCTATCGTACTACGAAAACCATGGTAAACCCTATAGTTGATTGGTCTGATGATGATGTGTGGGATTTTTTGCGTTACTATGGGTGCAAATCAAATCCGCTGTATGAATGCGGTTTTAGTCGTATAGGTTGCATTGGCTGTCCTATGGCTGGAAAACATAGATACGTTGAATTTGAACGATATCCCAAATATAAACAAAACTATATAGCGGCATTCGATAGAATGCTAGAACGTAGAAAGCAGCTTGGAAAAGCTGCTAAAATGTCATGGCAAACAGGTCAAGACGTTTTTCGCTGGTGGCTAGGTGAAGATTTTAACCAGCTGACATTTGATGATTTGGAGGTATAACAATGGCAAGATACATCGATGCAGACAATCTGATTGACGAACTATCGGCGGCGTGTATGCCGATATACGAAAAGGGCATAACAGGCATTCTGGGTGATAACAGCAGTATTGCTGATATAATCAACGAACAGCCTACCGCAGACGTGCGGGAGGTGAAGCGTGGGTATTGGAAATTTAACCAGCACAGCAAAGTGGTTGCTAGTTTTATATGTTCTGAATGCCAAACCCGGTTTTATAATTTTGGTAATTCAAAAATTCTGAGCCCGACACCATACTGCCCTAACTGCGGAGCAAGAATGGACGGTGAAAGCAATGGATAAAACCTGTTCAAACTGCAAATATGCAATAGGCTTCGGTCCTCAGCATGACAAGGTACTATATACTTTTTGTGCGAAGCGAAGTGATGTCGCAAAGAGCAAATTTCTCACAGTGAACAGAAAGAACAAATGCTATGCGTGGAAGAAAAGGAGTGATGAAGACAATGCGTGAAATACTTTTTAGAGGAAAACGTGTAAATAATGGTGAATGGTTTCAGGGCTATCCATGCCACTATGGTTGGATAGGAAAAGAAAAAGACTATATCATACCCGATTATGCAAGTGCGTTATATACAGCCGAAGTTGACCCTGAGACAATCGGTCAGTACACAGGTCTTACCGACGTGAACGGCAATAAGATTTTTGAGGGTGATATAGTTTGGGATAATTATGAGGAAGAACGAGGCGTTGTACAGTGGTATAATGATATGGCAAAATTTATCATAACCTATTCTACATTCACAGTTGATTTCGACAGTGTTTGTGGTGAAGAATTAGAAATTGTCGGCAACGTTTATGACAATCCTGAACTTTTGGAGTGAGGTAATTCCATATGACTAACCGAAAAATCAGAGACTACCAGCGAAACCGCAAACTCAAAGGCATCGTCGATGCAAATTTCAAGACCTTTGCGACTGTGGTAATTGCTCTCAAGCAGTTGTTTCCACACGACTGGTACAAAAAAACCATAACCGACTTTACAACATCGTATGCCGAATTTACGGCGCATATGAACGACTATGATGCAGAAGCATACGATTTCCGCGTTGAAGATTCTTGCCGCAAGCTGAACATCAGTGACAGCGACACCTACGATATTATTTTCAGGCTTAACGGCAAGCTCCCTGCTGAGATTTTTCTAGCGTTGCAAAACAACCTGAAATGTATGCTGATACATTTGCGCTTGAATTGCAGCATCGGCTCACAGAGATACGCAAAACTAATTTCATATCTAAAATCAGACGCCAAGATATGCGGGCACGCAGATCTTACAGCACTTGGTTTATCGTTCGACGATGACATTGACTATCGTAAACTCAAATCTAAAACCGAGCAACCGACTTATTCCGACGGAATTAAAGCTCAGCAACAACTTAAAGCACTGAAAGCGTACCAAGACGAGGTGATTAAATGTCAGCAACAGCTTTCGAGCAAATCAAAGAACGACTTACCTGCGTCGAATACGCACGCAGAATAGGTCTTGCAATAAACAAGCCAGGTGACAGATGCGTATCCCCTTTGCGGTCATCAGCAAATAACAAGTCATCGTTCGTTGTCTACGACGACTATTACTATGACCACGGAGACTCCAAGGGCGGCGACGTTATCGACTTCTGCGCCAACTGTGAATTTAATGGAAACCGAGCAGAGGCACTTCATAAACTCGCAGATCTCACAGGAGTAACCCTCAACTATCAGACGGACAATTGGAAATCCGCACTTGATTCTCGTACAAAACTCGTTGAGAAGTGGCACTCTCAGCTGCGCCCAGAGGATATTGACTATCTGCATGGCCGTAACATCAACGATCAGACCATTAACCGCCTGAAAATCGGCTACACAGGCGAGGGCTATCGCGTAGAGCTCCCTGACAAAATAGCCGAACACTATGCTGCTAATCGTATCTGTATCCCATATTTTAAAAACGGATACATAGCATCATGGAATGCTCGTGCAACGTCAGATAAGCAGAAGGTCAAGTATCTCAAGCCACCAGCCTCAGACAACTCTGACCGAGCTGTCATCTGGGGTATGCACACACTCAATCGCACGTCGAGCAACCTCCCTCTCGTTATCTGTGAGGGAGCGTTTGACGCTTTAAGCTATGAGCAGGAAAACTATCCGATACTAGCGACTATGGGCGGAGCTTTCAGCAAATCTAATCGCGAACAGCTTCCTGTGATAATCTCAGCCGCTAAGCAGTTCCCATACGTCCTGCTTAGTTTTGACAACGATGAAGCCGGTAAAAATTTCACTCTGAAGCTGGGCAAGCAACTATTCTCACACCGCATACCTTTCAAGGTAGCGGCTATCCCGCCCGCATTCAAGGACGTGTCAGAATATTACTCACACGGCTATCCGCTTGCAGATCTCGTTGACAATGCCGCCCCAGGTGTCAATGAACTTGCCAAGCGACTTACGGACCGCGAGGAACTCAAGCAGTTCTGCCACGAAGCCGCACGCTGGGTAGCCAAGCCTGAGCTATCAGACTTATTCTCAGCTATTCGTGAGAACATCTCGATATACCGTCCTGAGATGTCAAGCGACTATCTCAACGAGCTACGCAAGTCCTGCTTCGCATCTCCTAATGAGGATATAATAGCCAAATACGTTGCCAAGCGACATAATCTCAGATATCTTGCCAACGTGGGCTTTTACGAATATTCGCATGGCTACTGGCAAGCTCTCGATGACGATGTCATCGGCGGCTACATATCCCGTGAGCTGGGCTCATACCGCACAGGCAGCAAGATCACATCAATTACGAAACTTCTCCGCACCGACTGTATCACGCAGGAACAGTTTAATAAGCAACCTCTCCTGAGCTTCATCAACGGCACGCTAGACCTCAGAGACCTCACATTCCGTGAGCACTCCCCGTCTGATATGCTAACGGTACAGTTCAATTTTCCATACGTCCCCGGCACAACTTCTGAGCGCTGGAACAAATTCATATACGATGTTTCAGCCGGCGACGCTAAGCGTATGTCGCTCTTGCAGGAGATAGCAGGATATATTCTCTATACAGACTGTTCCTTGCAGTCATGTGCTTTTCTTCTCGGTGAGGGTTCAAACGGCAAGTCCGTGTATATTGAAACCCTGCAATCCATTTTCCCGAAAGATGCTCAAACGACTTTCGAGCTGTCAGGCCTTGTTGAGGACTTTAAACGCATTAAGCTAATGAACTCTCTCGTCAACTTCGGTGAGGAAACCAACACGGACGTTAAGGGTGCAGAGTCCGTGTTCAAGCAAGTCGTTGCAGGCGGTGCTATCTCAGGCTGCTTCAAGCATAAGGACTTTGTGGACTTTATCCCACGAACGAAATTTATCTTTGCGTGCAACAATATTCCGCACTTCAAGGACTTCTCATATGGTCTTGAACGCCGTATGCTGTTCGTTAAATTCTCACGCCGCTTTGTGGACGAGCCGGATCCCAGCAAGCCGAACGAAATGAAAGCTGACCGCACTCTCAAGGACAAGCTTCTCGAGGACAAGCCTGCAGTCTTCAACTGGATACTCGAAGGCTATAACCGTCTCAGGCAAACCAGCGCATTCACTGTAACGGACGACTCTGAGGACCTCAAACAATCTTTCCGTGAGGTTATCAACCCTGTTTCGGAGTTTGTTTCCGAAGAGCCGTATGCTGAGTTTTTTAATACTCAAAGCACCGACTATATCAGCAACACAAAGCTGTATCAGTTTTACCGCACATGGTGTGAAGAAACAGGACATCACGCCAAAGCACTTTCGTCATTCAGCAGAGAGTTTAAGCGACTTACTGAAGACAAATTTATTGCTGTACGAAACAACTCTGAGCGAGGTTATCAGCTTAAAAACCCTCAGCAGAAAATCAGTATTTTTAATGGTGACGGCTTTGATGAACTTCTTTGACCGACCATGTATTTTCACCACATTTCGGTGACAGATACTTTCGCTTAATCCGACACGTTATCCGTCACGACCCGTCACCAACTCTTCAAATGTTAATAATATATTCATAAACGCACATTTATTCTCGTTAGTGACAGATACAAAACCACATCTGTCACGGGTAATCCGTCACCTGTCACAGCCCCTATATTCCTAGCTTTGCGGGGGTCAGTGACAGAATGACAGATACTTTTAACAATCTACAAATGTTAATAAAATAAAAATACATATAGAAAAACGGAATTTTGTCACAAAGTGCCGTCATTCCGTCACACCTGTCACCAAGGAGGTTTTATAATGTCCAATTACGCTGATTATCTCAGCTGCATCTCAGACCCACATATATATGCTGTGATGAAATGTATTTACGTTCAAAAGCTCACGCAGGAACAAACTGCCGAGCAACTTTGTGTCTCTCCCTCGACTGTCTATCGCGTTCACAAGGTAGGCTGTCGCACAATCAATGAAATTATTCAAGGAGGTGTTCAGAATGGCAAATGATGTTGTAAAAGGCAGAGGCGGTAAAAATAACTTCGGTGTTTCAAATAAAACTGCTCTTGCAAAAGATAGCGCTTTTGTCGGAAAAATGGTCAGAGAAGTATATATTGCTTACAAACAGCCAAAAGTTAAATCAAACGCTGAACTCGCAGATAGACTCGATAAGTATTTTAAACACTGTGCTGAAAATAATATCGTTCCTACCGTTGAGGAAATGTGCCTGTTCACTGGCTACTCAATCCAGACTGTCTGGGATTGGGAAAAAGGCAGAACACACCCGTTTGATGAGGGGGAGTTGAACGTTTCGACGTCAGAAATCATAAAAAATGCCAAGAGTTTTATGCGTGCTTTTGACGCAAAATTGGTGCAGGCAGGCAAGCTCAATCCTGTGACTTACATCTTCCGCGCAAAGAACTACTACGGCATGACCGACAAGCAGGAAGTTGAGGTCACAAAGACCAATCAGCTTGGCGACAATATGACCGACGATGAGCTTGCAAAGAAGCTCATGAAAGAAACTGAGGTCATAGACGTTGAAGCTTCGGAAGCTGAGGAATAGCAAGCGACTATGCCAAGCGACTATCACTCACGCACTGAGCGACTAGCAAGCGACTATCAAGCGACTATGAAACGCGCACGGAAACGTAAAAATTTTCACACGCAATAGTCGAAATAAATATGAACAGAAAATCGGCAAGAAAACAGCCGAAAACACGCCGCCTGAGGGGTTGACCTTTGGGCGGTGGTGATTTTATCGAAAAATCATGCACGTGCCACAAGGTGGCTAGCAAGCCACGTATGCCGTTTTAATGTTTAGGGCGGTAAGTTTATAGGTAACACATTAGAACGTCATAGGGCGCACGCTAGGGGTATTGTAGAACGTCATAATAATAACAATACTGTGAAGATATCACCGCTAGGCCGTCCAGCACGTCGCAAGAGCCGTCTGACAGCGTTGAACGGTAAAGGTATAGGGGCGTGATATCGGACCGCATAGGCGGGCGAATAGGTGGCAAGGGACGGAATAGAATAACAACGCCCGCCCAGCGATCAGCGGAGCGGGCAAAAAAAGCCCACCAAAGCCGGAGCCTTGGCGGGTGAAATATAGGGGGCTGATATCGTCAACCCCCTAGAACGGTTATTTATAACGCTTTGCCGTTCTGATAACCACCAGAACGGGGAGCAAAAGCAGAGCGATTATTAACATGCGGTCACCGCCTCGCCCTGGTGTGTGATGCCCATTTCGCGCATACGAATACATTCGGCAACCAGTTCATTGATATTGTCCTGCGTCCATTCACGCGGGTAATCAAAATTAATAACACGTCTGTTACCGTCATCTGATAGTTTTTCAGTGATGTTATACAGCCCCCAGCAGTTGCCGTTGATATCATAGTAGTATGTGTCAACGGCAATATGTGTTGGCAGCATGGTTTTTATAAATCCAGCCTTGCGCCATACCCGCATCATGTCATGCGGGTTGTTTAAATCGTGGTCACATCGTGTGACCTCAACGGCGAAACGATCACCGACGCGGTATAAAATCCGGCGATCATCGACGATTGTTTCAACGTCGGTGACAAATTGCATATAGTGGTTTATGATCTGCTGTTCAATTTCTGTTCTTTTCATGGTGTTATACCTCCTGTTATTCATTAATCGTGTAACTGTATGGTTTGCCGTCCTCGGCTCTGCGTGCGGCGCATATTGGGACGCCGTGCATATCTGTTACTAGCACGCTGTCACCGCCGAGGTTCTGCAGGTGTTTCGCTGCGTTTCTGCTGGTGCTGATGATCGTGTTTCTGTAACCGTAGTGTACTAGATAGTTTTTCATGTTTTACCTCCTGCCCTTTGGGCTGTCTTGCTGTGGTTTTTGTTTCTGTTATTATAATATCACCTTTAGGCGATACTGTCAACCCTTTTTTATCACTTTTAGGCGATATTTTTTAACTTTGTTGAATATGTACAAAAAATCAAAAGATATTGCACACATTTACACAAACAAGATCATATAAAACAGCGTTATTATTATATATACCTTTATAAACGGGAAAAATGACCCACCCCTCGGGGGTCTTGCAGGACGGACCCACCCCCCTCACTCAACCCCCCGACTAGAAAAAATATAAAAAAGGGGTTGACAATATCACAAATAGGTGATATAATAAAATCAATGAAAGGTGGCGAGCTAAAATGACAATTGGAAAAACAATAAGAGATGTAATGAAAAAAAGAGGAGTAACCCAAATTGAAATGAGGGATAAGCTGGGCTACAAGGCACAGTCAGCAGTTGCGAAAATGCTAAGAAGTGATATGCAGGTATCAAACGCAATACGAATGCTGGATATTGTGGGCTATGAAATAATCATACAGCCAAAAAGCACGCGTGGCAAAAGAGCAACGGGATCATATGTGATAACAAAAGAGGACGAGCAGGAAGAAGAATAATGAATGGAGAAGCAGCAGGTCAGGCAGGGTGAACAGCAGTAAGCATAAAGGGTGATGTGCAATGGTATACGGATATGCAAGAGTCAGCTCTGTAGGTCAGATAGACGGAAACAGCTTTGAAGACCAAGAGAAGCTGATAAAAAGCAACTATCCAGATGCAGAAATACATCTGGAACAGGGGTCAGGCGCAAAAGAGCGTAAAGTGTTGAATGAAATAATGGATAAAGCAATTTCAGGTGACACGATAGTAGTTACAAAACTTGACCGCTTCTGCAGGTCAACAGCGTTAGGCTTGGAGTATATCGAGCGCATGAGAGCGAAAGGTGTCAAGATACACATTCTCAACATGGGTCTGATAGAAAACACACCTATAGGCAAATTGATCGCCACAAACCTGTTGGCATTTGCCGAGTTTGAGAGAGCGATGATACTTGAACGAACGCAATCAGGCAAAGCCATTGCACGTCAAAAAGAAGGATACCAGGAAGGCAGACCGAAAACTGTAAACATACCTGATGAGGTAAAGCAAAAGGTCGATAGCGGAGAAATGACAGTAGCTGCCGCCTGCCGTGAGCTTGGTATAAGCCGTTCAACGTGGTATAATGAAATGAGAGTGGCAAGAACAGAGTAGAATGATATAAAAGCATGACAATATAAGAGCAGGACAATAACAGCAGAACGATAATAAAAAGATAGAGCGTGCCAAGTGCCGAGTGCCAAGTGCCACATAGCTGACGATGAAAGGAGGCTAATTGTGTGGCACTATTTTTATGCCATGCAGAAAAGTATGATAGATCTGACAGTAGTAGGCAACAGAGCATTAAGCAAAGAAGATATGTTTAAGCTTGCCCAAAAACAGGCAAATGGCGAGTTGAAAACAGAACAGCTCCTGCTAGAAACGTTGAAAGTTCAGGACGAAAAGAAGAAACCGATGATAAAGGCGGCAAAGCATAGCTATGAGAGCGCAATGAGAAAAACAAGCGAACTTGCAAAAGCAGGCAAAGCAAAACTCGCGAAAGAGTGGTATGACCTCGCTCACAAATTCGTGCTGTGGGCAGGCGACAGCGATTTTGACGCATATATGCTGGCTTCGGAATGGAACAGAGAACCAAGTGCTAAGTTCTGGGCACCAAGGAGAGCTGTTCTTGAGGGCAAGCACAAGTTGGCAACGCAGATACAAGAGTTCATAGATGATGAGGACGCCCTGTTTCTGAGCTTGAGTACACCCCCAGGTGCAGGCAAGAGTACGCTTATAAAGTTCCTGCTGTCATACATTGCAGGGTTGTTTCCGCAGTCTGCGAACATCTACACATCATACTCAGACGGAATGTCGAAAATGATGTATGACAGTGTGGTATCAATGTTAACGGACACAAGCGAATATGGGCATAACGATATATTCGACAATGGTATGCCTACATTGAGTGCAGAGTACAACACTATATCATACAGGAAGAAAGGCGACTTCCCTACTATCGGAGTTATCTCCCTGGGCGGTTCGGTAACAGGCCGAACGAGAGCAAATAAGTTCATGATAACAGATGACCTCGTAAAAAATGCGGAAGTGGCAAGAAACCCGCAAAGGCTTGAAACGCTGTGGCAGGATTACAGAGATACGCTGACAACCCGACAGATAGGCGATAATGTAAAGCAAATAATGCTCGGTACGATATGGAGCTTGCATGACCCTATCAGTCGAATGCGAACCGATCATGAGGGGGATCCGCGATATAGATTTATTGCGATACCCGTATGTGACGATAACGGCCATAGTAATTTCAATTACAACTGTGCGGACAGATACACAGATAAAAAAATACGTGACATAAAAGCAGACATAGATAATGTCACATTTAGTTGCCTGTATATGCAGCAACCTATGGAACGTGAAGGTCTGCTCTTCCATAAGGACGAAATGAATTGGTATAACGGAACACTGCCTGACGGCTCTGCAAGAAGAATAGCTGTGTGTGATGTGGCATGGGGCGGTGACTATCTGGCAATGCCGATAGGATATCTGTATGAAGACGGAAGTTTGTTTTTGCAAGATGTGGTTTTCAGCAAGGGTGATAAAAAAGTCACACAGCCAATGGTTGTGGCAAAGAGCATACAGCACCAGATACATCAAGAGAGGTTTGAAGGTAATAACGGCGGAGATGAATATGCGAATGAGATAGATAAACAGCTGAGAGCACAGAACGTCCACATAAATATCAGCAGTAAACGTGCGTCGACAGCACAGAGCAAGCTCAGCCGAATATTGCAGTATGCGCCAGATATAAAGCAGGTGTATTATCGCAACGATAACGGCAGAGGTGAGATGTACGATAAATTTCTTGAAAATCTGTTTGCATTTAATCAGAGCGGTAAAAACGCACATGATGACGCCCCTGACAGCATGGCACAGCTGTGTGCGTTTGCAACAAATGGCGTAGGTGCAAGTGTGGAGATTATCAAGAGGATTATATAGGGAAACTTAAATAAAGGAAAATTAAAGGCAGACATTGAAAACAAATAGTGCATATTGCACAAAAATGTTGAAAAATATTTTACATAGTGTGAAGTGGAAAAAGTTGAAAAGTAGTATTATAATAGGCTTGTCAGGAGGGATAGGTAATGGATAATAGGCGCATATATAATAGGCGCATAGATGTATATTGTCCGAGCTGTGCGGCGGCAGGCATAAAGCGAAAGCTTATGGAAGTCGATAATGACGCAAAGGGCATTATCTATCCATACTGCAAGGGCTGCAAGAAAAACGTTGCAGTTAAATTGCCCATAAGTGCTGAAAAGCACCTCCGTTAAGTTAATTTACGGGGCGAAAGCCCCGTATGCTCCGCAAAGTCAGGGTGGGTGCAATTCCCACACGGAACACCAAGCCTGTTATAAGTCTGTCGGCCGAGGTCGGCAACGAATAACTTAAAAATCACACATTGGTGGCTGTGTGTCGCTGGGTAGAATAGCCTAGGGTACTTTTTTACAATGAATTTATTTTCCTCAAAGTTAAATTCATTTCGTCAGCTGGAACGAAATCCAGCCAACCAACGGGTTAATGCTTAATCCCGTATCAAAAGGCATATCATTCCTTTACTCTGCCAACACTGATGAGTGTTCGGGCAGGATTGCAAAGCTGTATTGCAACAGGTACAGCTTTGAATTTGCAGGTTGAGAGCGTGCCAGCTTGATATCTGCTCCATTTGGCAACTGCTACCCTCACCCACAAAGCAGTTGCCATGCAAGCTTGTCCAGGCTTGATCTCCTTTCTGTTTTTACAGCGGCGGTAACACGCCGCACATGTCGGCTGACAGTGTGAGCCTGAAAGTCGGCACCATAAGAATATTAAGTGCCAAGTGTTTAATTACCAAGTGCCTATTAGTTATCTAAAAAAGATAGCTGATAGGCACTTTTTTTGTTGCACGGAGGTGAAACAATACGGAATTACACGGCAGACGAAAAATCCTTCTGAATGAAAGAGATATTACAGAAGAAAACATTATTGAAATAGTTCGGAGAGCGGTCGCAACTCACGAATTGAACCGAGAAGAAATTGAGTATCTCCACAACTATCTACGTGGGAAGCAACCAATTTTAAATCGTGTCAAAGAGGTTAGGCCTGAGATTAATAACAAGATTGTTGAAAACCACGCATTGGAAATAAACAATTTCAAAGTTGGTTTTATCTTTGGTGAGCCTGTTCAGTATGTTAAGCGTGGAAATTGCGAGCTTGATAATACAGGAAGCGATGCTCCATCAGATAATGGTGTGGCGGCTCTCAACGAGTATATGCAAGAGGACGATAAAGCTGCCAAGGACAGAGAGCTTGCTGAGTGGATAAATCAGTGTGGCGTGGGATATAGGCTCGTACTTCCCTCTGATGTGGACGAAGATGTTCCGTTTGAAACATATATACTTGACCCTAGAAACACGTTTGTTATCTACAGTAATGACTATAAACGCAAGCCTGTTATTGGTGTGACATACTCCAGCTACAGATTTGCAAACGCAGATATAACAAGCTACAGGTCGTATGACATTTACACCGATGAGTGGTATTGGCGTATCGACTTCAAAAACGGTGAAGGCGTTGTGGCCAGATCACAGCCGAACAACATCGGATATATTCCGATTATCGAGTATGAAAACAACCCTGAACGTTTAGGCTCATTTGAGACAGTTATAACACTTTGCGATGCTATAAACAACATTGACAGTAATGACATTGACGGAATTGAGCAGATAATACAGGCGTTTACATGGTTTGACAACATAGATATCGACAAAAAACAGCTGCAAGAGCTCAAAGAGCTTGGTGCAATAAAAACCCGTTCGCAAGAAGGGCGTCAAGCGTCAATAAAAAATATCGAAACAAAGCTCGATATTTCACAGACTCAGGTAGCTAAAGATGACCTATATGACCGAATGCTTACTATTGCGAGTGTGCCTGATCGCCGAGCAAGTGCAGGCGGCAACACAGGTCAAGCTCTGATAATCGGTGAAGGCTGGGTAATGGCTGAAAGTGCTGCCAAAGCTTTTGAATTGATGTTTGTAAAGCCTGAAAAACAATTTTTAAGAGTTGTTCTGAAAATTTGCAAGAATACTCGAAACTGCAAGCAGGAAGTCAAAGATATTAAACTTCACGATATTGATGTGAAGTTTACAAGAAACAAGACTGACAACTTGCTCACCAAGACACAAGGCCTGATGAATATGTTGCAGGCAGGCATTCACCCAAGAATAGCTATTTTGCACTGCGGATTGTTCTCTGACCCTGAACAGGTTTATCAAGATAGCAAGCCATATTTAGAAGCAACAACACAGCAACAGCAAGATACGGGTAATTTTGCCGTAAATACCACTGTAGCTGATGAAATGCTCAAGGCTATAGGAGCTATGGACAACAACGGCGGTGATAACAGTGGCAACGCTTAAATTTGATGAGCTTAACGTGTTGTGGTTTAACAAAATGGAGTTGCCAACCGCTGAAAAGCTGTTGCGAATAGAAATGGCGGCAGTGTTTGAGCGAGAGCTCAATAAGATATTTTCCTCACAGCGTGAGCGTGCTGACAGTGACAAATATCTGCTATATGCAACAGTGTATGCAACGATAATGTCAAGCACATACATCGAGATTACAAACAATTATTTCTTAAAATATGTTCTGAACATAGCAAGCAATGTAAAGGGACTATCGGAATATTCCCAAAAATGGATTGTTAAGCACTCGGAGCAGTTTGCAAAGGAAATTCAGCAGACAACTCAAAGGCTTATTGAAAGCGGTGATTATGACAACGCATTTTCGGTAAGCCGAGCTAGGACTATATCACGCACAGAAATCAATGCTCTGTGCGAATGTGCAGCACTTGAGGGATATTATCAAAGCGGTTACACAAAGAAGATGTGGGTATCGTTTAAGGACAACAAGGTCCGAGATACACACAAAGTCGCAGACGGACAAGTCAGGAGCTTGTTTGAACCGTTTGACATTGGCAACAGCCAGCTGATGTTCCCACAGGATAGTTCGCTGGGAGCATCAGCAAAAGAAATCGTTAATTGCAGGTGTGTTATGCAACCTGTGAAATAAATTGTAGCTGTGCGTTAAACAGCAAACGTCAAGCCGAGCAACCGGCGTTAATAAGCGTAGACGTAGAAAAGGAGTGTTTTTTTATGACAAGAGAAGACGTAAAGGGTATTTTCCCAAACGCAACAGACGAGGAAATCACAGCATTTCTGAACAAACACAATGGTGAAGTCACAGCAGCCAAGTCCAGCGGTGTAAAAGCTGACGAGCTTGCGACACTCAGAGATAAGGCAAAGAAGTATGATGACTATGAAGCTGAGAAGCTGACAGCTGAGCAGAAATTGAAAAAACTCACTGAAGAAGCTGAGGCGGCTAAGATCACCAACCTGAAAATGTTGAACAAGACTAAAGCTGTTGCGGAGTTCGTAAACTGTGGCCTTAAAGAGGACGATTACAAGGGATTTATCGACAGCATTGTTTCAGACAATGAAGAAACTACAGTTAATTCTGCAAAGTCCATTGCCGCAATGCTCACATCTCAGAAGAAAGCCGTTGAAGATAAGCTTAAAGAAGACGGTCTAAAGAATACTCCAAAGCCTCAGGGAGCAGGCGGAAACGACGGACTTACATCTGCGGAAAAGATAGCTGAGAAATTGGCTACAGACAGAGCAACCATTGCTAAAACTGCGGCGGAAGGTCTAAAAAAATACATATAGGAGGTAATTAAATGGCTAATATGATGAAGTCTACAGCCGTAATTGCAGATAAGACAATTCTTGCAAACGGCGAATTTTTGGCAAGACCATATACAATTCAGGCAAGCACTATCACAGCTGATAGCAACGGAAAGAAAATCGTAAAAGGTGGAACTCCATTTCCTGCAAACGATTCAACCGCTATCGGTCTTCTGCTCGACACAGTTGACGTAACCGACGGCGATAAGACAGTAGCTCTTGTGTATGCAGGAACAGTTTCAACCGCAAAGCTGACAGCTAACGGCGTAACAGTGCAGACAGCGGCTAAGACAGCTCTGCCAAGAATCACATTTTTTGAATAAGGGAGGCAATACATAATGCAGAATTTTTCAGATGTTTTCACAGCCAAAGCATTTGCTATGTACTGGACAAAGTACATAGAGCAGGCAAATACAGAAGGCTATCTGGGAACTTCCCTGTTCCCACCTGTAAAGAAAAAGGGTATCGATATAAAGTGGATTAAAGGTAGGTCAGGCCTGCCTGTAACACTCAGACAGAGCGCATTTGATACTGTAGCTCATGTCAGAGATAGAATTGGCGTAACTGCAATTCAGACAGAAATGCCATTCTTCCGTGACAGCTTCATCGTTAAGGAAAATGACAGACAGGAAATCCTGAGAGCACAGGACAGCAATGATCCATATGTACAGCCTGTACTCGACAACATCTACAACGACGCCAAGAACCTTACCAATGGTGCAAATGTTGTTCCAGAGAGAATGATCATGCAGCTTCTCTCACCGGCTGACGGCTCACCTAAGATTGAGATATCAGACGGCGCAAAGGTAAGTTGTCTGTATGAGTATGACGTTGACGGCTCATTCAAGACAAACAATTTCAAGGCCCTCACAGGTACAGCTGCATGGACAGATCACAAGAATTCAAACCCTGTACAGGACATTCTTGATGCTAAGGAAGCCGTTTATGAGCTTACAGGAAATGTTCCTGCAATCGCCCTGATGTCAAAGAAGACACTCAAAGATATCAGGGAGAATGAGAACGTCAAGGCATATATTGTTGCCAAAGCTCAGGCAGCAGGCGGCGTTATTCTCGTAACAGACAAGCTCGTAAAGGAGTACATCTCTGAGGAAACTGAGCTCACCGTCGTTGTAAACAACAAGTCATTTATTGACGAAAGTGGCGCGGCAAAGAGATTTTATCCAGATGATATGGTAACACTTCTCCCTGCACAGCCACTTGGCTCAACAGTTTATGGTACATCACCTGAAGAGGCTGACCTCATGGCTGACGGCAAGGCAGATGTTGCTATCGTAAATACAGGCGTTGCAATCGCAACAATCAAGCAGGAACACCCTGTTAATGTAAGAGTTCTTGCGAGTGAAATCGTCCTGCCATCATTTGAGGGCATGGATAACGTTTATGTTATCAACACAAACGCCAAAATCGGTGAACTTACAGTAAATTCTGTCGCTGGCACAAGTGCATCAGGCAAGACAAAGGTAACAGTATCACCATCTCTGTCAGCAGGCAACTCCTACAAGTATAAGACAGCATCGAGCGTAACTGTTCCTGAGTTTGGTGCAGAATGCAAGTCAGGCTACACTGCATGGGACGGAGTATCCGAGATCACCGCAACAACAGGCAATAAGATACTCATCGTTGAGGTAGATGCAAACAACAAGGCTGTAAAGGCTGGTTCAGCTACAGTAGCGTCTAAGGCATAAAAGGAGAATGCAAAATGGATATGATTGAGCTGTTTAAGGCAAGCGTTCCTGAGGAAAATTCCGAGGAATTGATTATGCAGTATTTAGACACTGCTCAATCAATTATCCTTGCACACCGCTTCCCTTTCGGCACAGACCGCGCAGAGGTTGAGCCACAGTACAAAGGCTTACAGTTGAGAATTGCCATAGACCTATACAATAAGCGTGGAGCTGAGGGCGAAAAGGCACACTCTGAAAACGGAGTAAGCCGTACATATGAAAGCTCGTGGGTATCTCAACAATTGCTTGACGAAATCGTTCCGAAAGCTGAGGTATTGTGATGAGAAACCTAATGCGAAACGTTACAAAAATTAGCTATAAGTTGTATTTGGGCGAACAAGATTTACTTGATGATGACGGCTATAGGACAGGCGAGAAAGGCATAAGTTACTCAGATTTTAGCGAGTGCTATATGTCGATATCAGGCAATAAAAGTGACAGCGAAATGTCACAGTTCGGTCGAAACCTGGACTATGATAGAACAATGTCAACCGCAGACATGAAGTGCGAAATTGATGAACACTCACTGCTGTGGATAGATATTGACGTCAATGGTCCTCACAATTTCATTGTAAAAAAACGCTCTGTTACGCCAAATCAAATACAGTTTGCCATAAAACAGGTGAATGTCAATGAGGAAGATAGCGTTTAATCTGTCAGAAGATAGCTTGACAAAAGCCGTTGAGCAAATGAAAGCATATAAAGCTGAGATACACAAAAAAGCTCAACTGCTTGTGGAGCGTCTTACCGATTATGGGCTAACGATATGCAGAGCAAAAGTCATTGAAATGGATATCCCTGATACAGGACATTTGCTCAGCCAGGTTGACGGCTACTATAGCCCATTGCTTAATGCTGGCTTTATTTTCTGTGACTGTGATTATGCAGTGTTCGTTGAATTTGGAACAGGTGTAAAAGGTGCGTCACAGCCATATGTAGGACAAGCCATAAGCGAATGTGGCTATCAATATATGGGTGGAACACATTATATCACGACGCAAGACGGACGCATAGGCTGGTTTTATCCTGCTGATGACGGAACGTGGAAGTTTACACAGGGTATGCCAAGCAGGCCATTTATGTACGAAACAGGGTTGGAAATGCGAAATGCTCTTGACAACATTATTAAGGAGGTTTTTAAGTGATTGACATTGAAAACAAAGTGTTTGACACAGTGTCGAAAACACTTGAAAAAGCCTTCAAAAATATATCTGTCAGCAGCATAAACACAGATAAACCCGCAACATTTCCGTATGTTTCAATCGTGGAAACAAGTAACTCGGTTGATCCTGCGTACATAGATAGCGGCAGAATTGAGAATGCAAGCAACCTACTGTACACAGTGAATGTTTATAGCAATCTCGCCAAAGGCAAGAAAACGCAAGCAAAAAAAATCAGAAACCTTGTGTCAGACGAGTTCGATAAAATCGGCATGATGAGAACATTCTGCCAGCCTATTGAAAATCTATCTGACACATCAATATATCGTATCACAATGCGTTTCGAGTGCAAAGTTGATACGGACGAAATAATTTATAGGAGGTAATGAAGTTGGAGAAAGCAACAATTAATACCTATTTGTATGCAAAAAAGGCCGCTGAAAGCAAAGCTTCAAAGCTTTGTGACATTACATCATACCCAGACCTTTTCACTGCACCTGAAAAGCTGGACGTATCTGACCTGTCCAGCAGGCAGAAAAAATATGCCGAAGGTATGGTAGATGTTCCAGATTACACATTTGGTGCGAACTACACCAAAACAGCGTATGATAAGCTCAAAGCAATGGAAGGCGACGATACAATCGTTTTTGAACTCCGCTTTGGTGCAAATGGTGAATATGGTGCGTGGACATGGACAGGCTCTATGTTTGTCAACATCAAAGGCGGCGAAGTCGGCGGCAAGAGAGAAATGGAAATCACTTCTTATCCGCAGAGCGATATCACTCCGACAACAGTTTCAGATACATAATTTTTTTAGGAGGATAAAACAATGGCAAAGACAATCAATTTCAATTACGAAGGTCAGCACTACGTCCTTGAATTTTCAAGACGTACAGTAAGACAAATGGAAAATAACGGCTTCACTCTGAATGATCTCTCAAACAAGCCAATGAACACTCTGAACGAGCTTTTCGCAGGTGCTTTCAAGAAAAATCACCGCAACGTAAAGCCTGAACAGATTGACAAGATGCAGGCTCTTTTCGCTGATAAGGACAAGCTTATAGAGACTCTGTTCTCAATGTACAGCGAAACTATCGAGACACTGACAACAAATGACCCTGCTGAGGATAGGGAAAATTTGATAACCTGGAGCGTTGGAGAGTAGACAACGTTCCGAAAGAGCAAACATATACTCAAACATTTCTAAAAGCTTTGCCATTGTATTTATCCATAGGCATGACTGCCAAAGAGTTTTGGGAAGGTGACTGCTGTTTGGCAGTTGCCTTTCGCAAAGCTGATGAGATGACACAAAAAGCAAAGAGAGAAAAGGACAATTTCAATGCATGGCTAACGGGACTATATGTTCAAGAAGCCATAGCAAGTTGTTTTTCAAAAGACGGCAAATATCCCGATAAACCGCATGACATTTTCAAAGCCGACAAGGATCCTGAAAAAACGTATGATGACATCATGCGAGAAAATGCGGAGAAATTCAGGAAATTTGCAGAAGCATTTAATAAAGGAAGGGGCGGCAAATAAGGGCAATTAAACAGACTTATTGCCACCCTTATTTTTTTATATAGGAGGTGAAAAAGTATGGGATTAGACATCGATAAGCTTAGTTTGAAAGTAGAAGCTTCGTCTGACAACGCTGAAAAAAAACTCGATAGGCTGATTGTTAGGCTCGAAACGCTTAAAAAGTCAGTGGGTAAACTTTCGGGGCTTGACAAGCTTTCCGAAAAGCTCAACAAAATAGCGGCAAGTGCCAATGCTATATCAGGTGTGGATAAGCTTGCAAAGCTTGTTGAAAGCGTTTCAAAGCTGTCACAGATAAAGTCTCCAAATGTTACAAAGACCGTGAACAGCATTAAAAAGCTTTCTGAGGCGTGCAATGCAGTAAGTGGTATGAGTAATGTGAGTGTGCTTAAAGAGAATATAACGGCTATCACAGAGGCGTGTAAGCCAATGCAGGAAATGGGTAAGAACAATCTGTCACCATTCCTTAACAGTCTCAAAAAGATACCTGATATCACAAAGTCACTCGATACAGAGAAAATCAATGAGTTCGCAACGAGAATACGCCAGCTTACCTCCGCTATAGAGCCGTTGACAACGCAGGTTTCAAAGGCGGAAAACGGACTTGTTGCACTTAATGGCATTATGAAGAGTTCAATAGCGAGAAACGGAAACCTTGCATCTGCAAATGCCGTAACTGTAAAATCCTATACCAGTTTGTCCTCAGTTTTTAAGGACGCAAGAACAAGAGCCGCCGCACTTTACGTCACAGTCAATAGGGCTGCAGATGCACTCGCCGATTGTTTGCAATCATCAAACGAGTATGTCGAAAACATCAACCTATTTACAGTAGCTATGGGCGATTATTCCGAAGAAGCATATAGGTATGCCGAAAAAGTAAATAATCTGCTTGGCATTGATATTTCTGAATGGATACGCTTTCAGGGCGTGTTCAAGCAGATAACAACAGGCTTTGGAGTTGCGGCTGAAAAGTCAAACATAATGTCCAAAAACCTGACACAGATAGGCTATGATATAGCATCATTCTTCAATATCTCCATAGAAGACGCTATGCAGAAAGTTGAATCTGGCATCTCTGGAGAACTCGAGCCTTTGCGTAGATTGGGTTATGCCCTTGACGCCGCAACACTTCAGCAGATAGCCTATGATAATGGTATTCAGCAGAACATCAACACCATGACGCAGGCTCAGGAATCACAACTGAGATACGTCGCTATTCTTCAGCAATCTACAAATGTTATGGGCGACATGGCAAGAACCATCGTCACGCCTGCAAACTCTATGAGAATTTTGCAGCAACAGTTTGAACAGTTAAAGAGAGCCATAGGAAACATTGTGAGCGTGTTTGCTGTGAAGATGATACCGTATGTGCAAGTGTTTGTAAGACTGCTCACAGACGCCGCTAACGCCATTGCAAAGTGGTTAGGCTTTGAGCTGCCAACGATAGATTATTCTGAGGTTGGCAAAGGTCTAAGCAGTGTAACAGAGAATGCAGATGATGCAACAGAGTCTGTCAAGGAAACAAAGAAAGCGTTGCTTGCACTTGCTAGCTTTGATGAGATAAATCAGCTCAATCTTGACAAGAACAACGGCAATGACAGCGGAGATACCACAGGCAACAAATATGATCTCGGCATTGATTTGCCTGAATATGACTTTCTTGCAGGACTTGACAAGCAGACGGACGCACTTTACAAAAAAGTCAAAGCTCAGCTGAAAGAGCTCTACAACTGGCTCAAAAAGCACAAGGATATGATTAAAGTCATTGCAGGACTACTGGCAACAGTATGGGCAGTAAATAAGCTTGCTAACCTGATTAATTGGGTGAAGAAGCTTAAAGGGGCGTTTGGAGGTTTAAGCGTTATAAAAACGTGCAAAACGTGGCTGAAAAACTTCACGGACGGGTTTAAAAATTCTGAGGCTACATCATTCTTTGGAAAGATGAATGACGGAGTTAAAAAATTCAGAAGCAAGTTATCGCCTGTTGCAAAGCTACTTGGAACAATTGTTGGAATGGTAGGTGCTGGCATTGGCAGTTATAATTTGTTTAATAAGCTATCATCAGATACTCTTACATGGAAATCGGCACTAGGAGATACTGCGTTAATCGTAGGTGGATTGGGAGTATCCTGGCTGTTTGGTGGCGGAACAGGTCTTGCTATCGGAATTATAACGACAGCTATAGCGGGAATGGTCGGAGCGCTTAAAGGCGTAGACGATGAAATAATCGCTGCTGACAAAGCTTATAGCGATAGTTTACTATTTAATAATGGCGGAATGAAAATTGATGAATTCACAGATTATCTCAATGCTCAATTTTCATCAGTCCAGAAGTTAAACAAGGAATTATCTGATTATGATAGCAAGATAAGCGATGCACATGATTCTGTTGAGCAAAGCTTGTCAGTTCTTAATAATTTTCAACAGTCATTGAAAGACACACAGACAGTTTCAGCAGACGAAATACAGAAAATAAAAGACTCTCTCAATAGTCTGGTTGAAAACATGAAATCAGAATTTTCATTCAACACAGATAAAATCTTCACTGCTTTTCGTAATCAGTCGCAAAAGACCGCAAAAAGCCTTGGCATAGATGTTGGTAGCATGACAACAATTCTCCAGAACTTCCAAAAAGATTTTGAAAATTCTACCGACGATTTGAATAATCGTGCACAAGAATTACTCGACAAAATGTCAACAGGAAACGCAACTGAAAAAGATATAAAAGACTTGCAAGATGTAATGAGTACCATTCAAGAGTTGAGTGTAACAGCAAGTGAAGAACAAGTCAAATTTAATGATGCTGTAAAAGGATTTGCTAACATAGACTTTGAAGATCTTGATACTTTCAAAGAAAAAGCTGAAGAGCTCAAAACAACCTACAAGAATTTATCAAAGAACATAGAAGATAACCATACAAGCGTAAAAACATCTTTGGAAACGTTTAAACTCAAGGTAAATGCCATGTTTAATAATGGACTTATTGACGAGTCGAAGTACAAAGAAAATATGCAACTGTATTCAAATATGATAAAACTGATAGATTCTGACTATAAGAAGCAAAAGACAAATCTAAAAAATACAATGTCAGGCATTGTTAATGGCATTTACAATGAATTTGAGAATGCCATTGCAGAGGGTACTACAAACGCAGCAGCAACCGCAAAAGAAGCAATGGAAGCAACGTTGAAAACAGGGTTCGGAGGAGAAGAAGAATATCAAAAAAATCTTACCGACATAGTTGGCAAACGAGTACGGAGCGCCTATAAGCCGATAAGCGGTGAAATTTCTAACCTGTTTGATAGTTTGGGCATTGACATTGACAGAAACTATGGCGCAAAATTCATGTATCAAATGACAAAGAATGGCGAAAATGGAAGTTTAGGATTGGCAGAGGGTATTAAGTCAAAGAGCAAAAGCGTTACTGAGGTAGCGTCACAAATAGGGCTTGCGGCAGTCAAAGCAAGTGCAACAGCTCTTGATGAACATTCGCCGTCAAGAAAGACGTTTCAGCAGGGTGTCTTTTTCCTCCAAGGCTTCATGAACGGCATAAAATCGCTGTCAACGTTTGTGAACACTTACGTAGCAAATACAGCAAAATCAGCCGTTACAACATTTGATACGAAATCTGCGACAACCTCAATCGGTATCAAATTTATAGACCGCTTTAAAAACGGCATTGACCTGAGGAAAAATAGCCTCATCAACGATATAGTTGACATTTTCAACACAATTCTCGACAAGGCAGATAGTTTCCACGTCCAGCTCTTCAATTCGTTCAATAGTGCGGTACCTGCAATACAGATAGCCTCAAATGGCATTCTTGCCGCTATGGGACAAGCTGTATCTATACCACAGATAAGCTATACAGCACCTGGATATCGTGTTCAGGGATATGCAAGAGGCGGTTATCCTGCGACAGGTCAGCTTTTTGTTGCAAGAGAAAACGGTGCACCTGAAATGGTCGGTTCTATCGGTAGCAGAAACGCTGTTGCAAATAACAATCAGATCACTGCGGCAATTAGTCAAGCAGTATATCAGGCAGTACGTGAAGCAAACAGAGATACTCAGAACAGCGGTAGCAGAAACAGTGAAATGACAGTTAAAATCGTTCCTGACAAGAACAGCTTCGTAAAAGTTGCTGTTGACGGGATAAACGATACAACCAGACGGACAGGCAAGAGTCCGTTGCACTAAAGTGAGGTGGTGACACAATGCTAAAATTCGACGGCGTAGAAATGCCTGTACCTGCAGATTTGCAGGTACAGAACAACAAAATCTGGTCGGACAATACAGGACGTTCGGCAAATGGAAAGCTAGTCGGCGATATGGTGTGCATAAAGAAGAAGTTAATCATATCGTGGGTACACCTCACAGGTGAGCAAGTCGCACTGATAAATCAATACATTTCTAACGTAAGCAAGCCATTTTTTAGCGTGACGTTTACAGATGAAACATTTGTTGAGCAAACGTGCACCATGTATGCAGGCGACACAAAATATGATGTGCTAAAGTGGGTCTCGCCGATGAAATATCTAAAAAATGTTACAGTAGATCTTATCGAATGCTAGGAGGCGGTGAATATGTATACTGTGCAGAATGAAACCGTCTCTCAGCGTATCGAGAGCTATTGCCGTACTTGGAGGTTGTGGATAGAGAATGCAGAGGGCGTTATATCAGGCGACAGCATTATGTCAGCTGACAGCTCAATGCAGGCAACATCACTTTCAGACGATATAGAGCTGGGTGCCGTGTGTTCACAATCGTGGAACATAAATATCAATGACGTTGATACGAAATTTCTCGGCAAAGAGTATGACACATATTTGTATCTCGTAGACTACGAAACTAGCGGCATACTCGCAGGCGAAAAGATACCAATGGGACGTTTCACCTGCGTGAAGTCGAAAAAGTCTGGCGGCAGTGTCCAGTTGACAATGGCGGACAGGCTGTACTTTTCGGATAAGCCGTATGTACCACACATACCTATGCCAAACTGGAATAGATCCGTTGAAGACGACATATGCAGACAGCTTGGTTTGCAAAACGGCAATGACTATACAGAGGTGCGACTGCTGCGTGACAAGAACGGCAGAAGGTTGATAGATAAGAACGGCAAGGTGCTGTACTCAAAGTATTTCTATTTCAAGGTCAGCTCATTGCCAAAGGACGTGACCATGCGCCAAATGTTGTCCTATCTGGCTTCTGCACAAGGGCAGTTCGGGTATGTTGACAGGTACGGAAAGTACGTCCGAAAGTGGTATGGCGAACCGGTGAAAACATTGGATAACAACACGATAGACCTGCCTACTCTTAGCGAACGACAAAACGTTATCGTGGGCATTATCTGCAAAGTGAGTGATGATGTAACGCTGTCGCTTGGTGTGACAGATACCACGCAAGGACGTGTGCTAGAGTTTGAAAATCCATACATGACAGAGTCTTTGCTACAATCTCTGTGGCGCAGGATAGGTGGATTTTCGTGGTATACCACTGAGCTATACCACAGACTTGGTGACCCACGTTTCGACATAGGCGACGTGGTGACCTACACCAACGGCACAGACAGCTATGACATACCAATAACGAATTTAGGATTTACCTTTGACGGCGGACTTTCAGCAGACATTTCTGCGGTAGGTCTGAGCGTTGAAGAACAACTTTAAGGGGGCGAGATAATGGCTGATGAAAATGTGACATTGGCGCAGGATATCACCGAAAACGATTATCCGATGCAACACGCAGGTGAGGAAATCGATGAGATACTGAGCCGAGCCGGCAAGATACACTATGGCACTGTGGAACACAAGATGACGGGAGCAAATGCGCTGATGCGGATCCCGCTTGGACTGACCTTTGCGCCTAAGCAGGTCATAGCAACACTACGGCAGACAGGCGCACCAACACCATATCAGAACTACTGCACCCACGTTAGTGGTTCGGGAAAGTCGTACTATCTGAACGTCTGCATGGGATCTAATAACGGGTCATTAGTAAATGTGCCAACAGGAACATACTATGTTGACTATATTGCAATAGAGTAAAGAGGGGTGATTAAATGACGATAACATTAAATGCAGATTACGATGTAGCCCTAAGCACAGCCCTGCTAGGCTATGTCGGTGAAACTAATGCCCGTCCCGTGACAGTCGAGGGCATGGAGATAGACGGCGCAGACCGCTATGTGCTGACTATCGACTACGGCGACGGCACTGTCTATGAGGTCGATATCACAGGTGGACAGTGGACACCAACGGCAGATATCTTACGGTCAGCGCAGACAGTCAGCTGCCAGATATGTGCAAAAAAACTGTCAGGTGACGAGTATATATTAGTTAAAAAATCACGAATTTTCCGCCTGCGTATCGGTGCGGCTATAGACGATAATGCTGTGCCGTCACCTGATGTGGCTATGGACGCACTAGACCGCATAGACGCTATAGGCAGGCAGGCACACGCAGATATGCAGACAGCCGTCACCGCCGCAGAAACAGCGACTACAGCGGCAGAGAACGCAAAAAAATCTGTCACAGCCGCAGAGAAATCAGCCGACACGGCAACGCAGGCGGCAAGCCGTGCTGAAACCGCAAAGGCATCTGCTGAAACGTCCGCAACGCAGGCAGAAACCGCCATGCAGGGCGCAGAAACCGCACGTCAGCAGGCGGTCACTGCACAGAACGCCGCCAAGATATCCGCTGCCCAAGCGTCTGCATCGGCACAGCAGACCGAAGCTGACAAGACAATAACGGAAGGTTATGCAAAGACCGCCAAGACCTGTGCTGACAGCACTACGGCAGATAGACAGGCGGTGCAGGAAATGGCGGAACAGGTCACGGTTGACAAGGCGACAGTGGCAGAAAACGCCGCACAGGTCGCCGCAGACCGCAAAGCCGCTGAAACCGCTGCACAGACGGCACAGGCGGTGGTTGACAGTCTGCCTGAGGACTACACAACAGCGGTTGGAAAAATCGCTGAGAACACGGCTGAAATTTCTGCTGTGAAGCTGACCGACAAGGAGTTGCAAAGACGTGTAAACGCACTGTATGACATGGGTCAGGGTATCACACATAGGTTTGAAACTGACACAGATACGGCATATCAGAAGACTGTGCCGACTGGGGCGAAGTTGATGAGCGTGAAGTCGATAGGTGGTCATTCTGAGGTCATTGACGGTGAAATAGTCAGTGCTGGGACGGAGAGCGTTGTGGAGCAGGGAAAAAATTTGATAAATGCAGATGACTATTACGTATCATATAAACAGTCTGATGGCAGTTATGTGAACAATTCTATGGGTTTTGCAAATATAAACATTCCTATCGGAAAATATATAGGTAAAACACTCATTGCCACTCTTAAGGCTACTGTTTCATCTCAACCAACTAGCTTTTTTTGGTTAGCTAGAATAAATGGCCTTAAAGTTGAGAGTTCCTACGAAAAAGGCGAGCGAGTTTTGGCGAATACTACTGGTATCGCAAAATTGGCAGTAACACCAAAAACACAAAATGATACATTAGCGATGTCATTCGGACAAGGCGTTGGAGATGTGATAGTTAGAGATATCCAAGTCGAACTAGGCGACACCCCGACAGCCTACGCCCCATATCACCGCAACGAATACCCAATCCCCGAAGCAATTAAGGCGCTGCCTGGCTACGGCGTTGAGGGGAATACGGTAGACTATGAGGCTAAGACCTATACGCAAAACAACACTATCGACGGAACAGAGGTCAAGGCACTAGATACCCCTATCGTCACCGACATTTCAGACCTGATACCTGATGATTTCCTGCGAAACATCGAGGTCGAAGCAGGCGGTTCAGTAACATTCAAAAACAGCAACGACAGCTATCGCATACCTGTTCCGAACGAAGAAGAGTATGTTGTGAAGCTGTCAGAGATAGGAGGTAGCGTATGACGGATTTACAAAAGAAAATGGCTGACAAGCTAGGGTTGACCCCTGATGATTTTCAGCCGAAAAAAGCCACGAAAGTTGACGAGCTAGAAGCACAGGTGCTATATACTGCGCTAATGACCGATACACTGATTGAGGAGGACAAGGAAGATGTATAGAAAGGTCAAACGTTTGTACGACTTAGGGCTGTACACAGCTGAACAGGTCAAAGACTTTGCCGACAGGGGAAAAATCACGGCTGAGCAGTACGAGGAAATCACAGGACAAGCATATGAAAGCGAGGTAGTAAAGTGAAGTACATAATAATGCTGATGATCGTGATAGGTCTTGCACTGGCTGATTTTGCCACAGGCTGGATAAAAGCCTATTGCAAAGGTGACGTTCGTTCGTCAAAAATGCGCAAAGGCGGTCTGAACAAGCTAGCCGAAATAGTTGTCATGGGCGTGGCAATCGGGTCGGAAATAGGTTTTGAACAGTTAGGTCACTACTACGGACATAGTGAACTGGCAGGAATTGCAGGAACTATAACCGCACTAGCTGTTTTCGGGTATATTTTCGTAATGGAAATTGTATCTATACTGGAAAACTATGGTGAAATCAATCCGCAGGCGCACTGGATAAACAAGATTGTGGCAAAATTTGGAGTTTTCAAAGATAAGGAGGACTAATTATGGCAATGACATTTGATAAATTTGTAAAAAAGTACAAAGGCAAGGGCATTAATTTCGATAAATTGTACGGTGTACAGTGTTTTGACCTGGCTAATCAGTACAACAGAGATGTTGTCGGCTGCGGTATGTTCATCGGGCTGCACGCATACATGATTTACACAAATTTCGACAGCCAGCCTGTAAAGAAATATTTTACCAAAATTGCGAATACACCGTCTTTCGTGCCGAAAAAGGGTGACATCGTGGTATGGGGAAAATCTCTCAACGGTGAGGACGGTCACGTTGCGATTGCCACAGGCGAGGGCAACACAAAATATTTCTACAGCTACGATCAGAACTGGCTGGGCAAGAATGACCCATGCACACGTGTCTATCACAACTATAACCACGTCTTGGGCGTTCTTCGTCCAAAAAATCAAAGCGCTATCAATCCGCCTACGCTGGAGACGAAAGGCTATAAGAAAGGTGCGAGCACAGACGGGTCATATGCCCTGAAGCAGTTGTTGATACTTGACGGTGCAAAGCTGGACGATAATGCAATCATCGGCAAAGGCACTGTCGGTGCTATCAACGCAAGGCTGAAAGCATGGGGATACAAGCCGAACGGCATTGCAGGCAGAAAATTCATCAAGAAATTAAGACAGAAAATTCAGAAATAG